ACGGCGGCAATGCCTTCGGCGCGGATATTTTTGTCCCGCTCGATCGCGGATTTAATCCCTTCGACGCGGGCCTCCACCGATGCCTGGCTGGTTGCGGCGAAATCCTTACCTGCATCCGACGCCTTCCAGGTCTCGTTGGCGAGCTTGGTCACGAGGCCGATATACTCCTGCTCGCCAATTGCATTTGCCTCGCGTGCAGTCTGAAGCGCCTTCAGGTCTTCTAGATATTGCTTGTTCACACCGGTAAGGCGTTCGCGCACGGCGATCAACGCTTGCGCCGCCGGGCCGAATGCTGCAGCCGCATCGTCCGTGGCGCTGCGCTTTTTCATCTTCTCAGTCAGGTCGGTGATGTCCTTCATCACCTTCGCGCGCTCGAACAAAACGTCAGTATTGCTTTTGCCCTTGCCGGCCTCAAATTCCCCGGTCAGGTTGTTGATGTCGTTCAGGCGCTTCGATGCGGCGGCCAACTGCTCGATGATCGGCAGATCGCGTTCGGCGCGAGTTTTCGTCACGCCGGCACCTTGCAGTTGGATCAGCTTTTCGTTCTTGGCGATTTGCTCGTCAAGGCCCTTGATGATTCGGGCTTGCGCCTCATCGAACGACTCAGCGGCCTGCTTGTTGCCCTGCTCGGCTTTGCTGCCCCACACCGACCACGCGGTCGCAGCAAGACCCAGCAAGGTCACTACTGCACCAATAGGACCACCCAACAGGCCCATCGCACGGCTTGCCAAACCGATGGAAGCGACTCCAGCGCGGTTGGCTGCGTTGAGCGCCGTCTGCGCTGCAGTCTGTGCAGCCGTCGCGGCGGCGATCTGTGCCGAAACGCGGGCTTGTTGCTGACCCAATAGAGCGAGCTCCGCGATCATCGCGGCACGCGCAGCTTCGGCTGTTGCAAGCTCGGCCGTGGCCAGGCGCAGGGTTCGCAGTGCAAAACTTTGCGCGCCTGCGGCGGTAGCCGCTTCGATAGCGGCAGTAGCTGCCAGCATGTTCGAGCGTGCTTGTGCCAGGCGAACGACCGCCTCCTCCCGGGCAATCAAAATCCCCGCCTGGGTGGCTGCGGCCAGCGCGCCGGAAGCGGTGGCCGCAGCCAAATCGGCCTCGGCAGATGCGATCGTTGCTGCGCGCGCGGCATTCTCGGCGGCGACCTGCGCGTACGCGGCCGCCACACGCTCGTAGGTCTTCACGGTCCAGGTGGTCAGCCAGTTGACCACGTTCACAGCAACCAAAGTACCCGACAGGCCGGCCAGAAGGCTCAGGTTATTTGCGAGAGCCTCGATGCCCGCTGTCAGCACGGACACAGTGCCGCTTGCCTGCGCCTGCACGCCAACGAACTCCAAAACCTTGTTCTTCAGCACGGTGAATGCGCCGGAGATGGTCTGGACCTGCTTAGCCTCTTCCTGCAACTGCTGCAGCGCCTGCGGCAGCACGTCGGCCATCACCTTGGAGGTGATCAGGCCGTCGGATGCCATCTGCTTCAGTGCACCGATCGGCACGCCAATCCCGTCGGCCAACGCCTTCATCAGGCGCGGCGCCGCTTCGTTGACGGCGTTGAATTCCTCGCCTCGCAGCGTGCCGGACGCGAACGACTGTGATAGCTGCAGCATGGCCGAGGCCGACTCCGCCGCCGTAGCCCCGCTAACCTTCAGGCCGAGATTGACCACCTCGGTGATGCTTGCCACGGTCTTCTGGGCGATACCGAGTTCGCGCGTCCCATTGGCAATACGGGCATACAGCACGCCAGTGGCCGCCAGGTCCTGCTGCGCGGTGTTTGCAATGCGACGCACGTCGTCGACGGCGGCCGAGTACTCGCGCTGGGATTGCGTGGCCAGGCGCAGCTGCGCCGTGAACTTCGTGTATTCGTCGGCCATGCGAATGATCGCGCCGACGCCGGCGCCAACGCCCAGCAGCGCGAGCGCCTGGGTCAGCTTGCGCGTCACCGTATCCAGGCTCGATACCTGTTGCTCGGCGCGCGCGCCGGCGTCGCGCATGGCGGTCATATCGCGCGCGGCAGTGCGGGCCTCGGTCGAATCGATCCGGATGGCGAGGGTGGCGATATCAACGGTCATGGATGGCCCAATAGAAAAGCCGCCTCATGGGCGGCCGTGAATTCGGTGCGGGCGGCGCGGTGGCCTCCCTATTCGTTACTGAGGAATGCAGCATCGAGTGCGTCGATGCACTCGCCTTCAAAGGGCGTCAGCCGGATGCCGTGGCGCCGCTCCCAGGCGAGGATTGCCTCGTCGGAGATCGGGTTTGCCGCCATGGCGCCGGCCGTGCGCTTCGCGTTCAACTGGAGGAAGTAGCCCCAGACGTGCGCCAGCTCATGCGGGATGGGCGGAATGTCCATCTGTGGCGGCATGACGCCGGTCTGCTCGTACACCACGTTCAGGTGCCAGCCCAGCGTCTTGCCGTCTTTCTGCTTGGTGCCGAGCTTGAGCGATGCTGAAGCGTGGTCGACCAGTTGCTGCTTTAGATCACCAAAAAATTAGCGTCACTTTCCAGTGCGGCCAGGATCTTTTCTTCCCAGGTCGGGAACTTGTCGAACACGGCGTTCAGGAACTGCTCGCTGACCGGCACCGGCTGGCCTTTGTCGGTGAAGCCAGGCAGGCCAACGACGACCGCCATGGCGATCTTGCGGCCGCGATTCTCGCCCAGTTCGAACAGGGTGTTGGCGCCGGCGTCGGTCTTGCCGTCGATCTGCTGTTTCTTGGTCTGGGCGCGCTTGATCGCGGTCACCGAGGTGGCGCGGATGACGTCGCGATACTGTTCGGAATTTTTGCTGACGATCTCGAAGCCGGCTTTGTGGTTGCCGTCGTCGTCGAACAGCACGCTCACGGTGAAGGTCTTCTCCGCCGGCGCGGCGGCGTCGCCCAGCAGCAGGTTGATGTCGAAGCCAGCATCGATGATGGCGGTTGCGGCGTTGGTGTTGTCGGTGGTTTTGGTGATATCCATGGTGTGGCCTTATCGTGGGTGAGGTGATGCCCGTGCCGGCCGCTGCGCCCACGATAGGCGACAGCGACCGGTCGGTGCTGGGGTGGCTCGCGCCGAAAAAGAAAACCCGGCGCGCGGCCGGGTCGGTGGGGTTACACCAGGGTGGTGTCTTGCAGCAGGATGGTCGACTTGCCGGCGCCGGTGCCGGCCGTATTCGGGCCGGCCACGTAGTCGTACTGGCGGATGATTTCCTTGTCGCCCGACTCGCCGCCGCCGAAGACCTTCACGTACGGCATAGCCATGACGAACGCGCCGCCGATGCCATCGTCGAGGCGGTTGATCAGCGAGATCGCGGTTTCCTGGTCGAAGTAATCGTCCATCACGCCGTTCTCGTAGTACACGCTGATCTGGCCGGTGACGTCGATCATGTCCATGAACACGTCCGGGGTGACGTTCGAGCCGACGACTTTACCGACCGAAGCGTTGCCGTTGATGTCTAGGCTGAAGTTGGTGCAGACCTTGCTCGCGACGCCATTGATGATGGCCAGGCCGGAAGGAGTCACCAGCATGTCGCCACCACCTGGAGCTGCCGGCGAGGTGAAGTACTGGGTCACATCCTTTTTGCGATCCTGGCCCATGTAGGCGATGTCGGCCGAGACCTTGTCGTCGGCGGCTAGGCCGATGCCGATCGAGGCGACACGCTGACCAGTGAAACGATAGGATTCCACAGCGGCCTGATACATCTTCTCAATCGTGAAGCTGTCGTTGGTGTGGCCGGTTTCCGGGATATAGGTGATCTTGCCCGGCACGGTCAGCCCGATGGCGGCAGCGCTCGCAGCAGCAACGACAGTTTCCGCGACGGTGATCTCGGTGGCGGTCAGGGCGATGATGGTGTACAGCTTGCCGTTGTTCGCGGCGGCGCCGGCGGTGAAGCCGGAAAACTTGACCAGCATGCCCAGCGCCAGGCCGTCGGTCAGCCAGGAACCGGCCGAGCGCACAAAGTGCGGCGCGCTGACGGTGGCGGTGACGGTCAGGCCGGTCAGCGGCGTCACAGCGGTCCAGTCGCGGCGCACGACGGCCGCCAGCTCCAGGTCGATCAGGCCCAGCGCCAGCTCGACGCCGATGCTGCCATCGACGGTGCGGCCGCCGTGGCGAGCCATCGGGCGCTGGGCGTTGGTCTGGACCGCAGCCGACTGGATCTTGTTCTTCTTCAGCGCGATGTTGTCGCTGACCTTGCGGAACTCGCGCGCGCCGGTGGCGCCGGGCAGCGTGCCGAATACCGCCTCCTTCTTACGGATGACCTTGGTGAGGACTTGGGTCTGAATTGTCATGGTATTGCCTTTCGGACGAAAAAAAGCGCCCGAAGGCGCTGGTGGAAGGTGCGGGAGTGCTGCGGTTTAGCTGAAGTCGTTGGCCGAGTACTTGACGGTGATGGGCGTCATCCAGAAGCCGGCGCCGTCGGAGCGCGACTGGGCGATGGAAGGCGTTTGCAGGATCTGGACGTTCAGCCCCGATTTCTGGATCGTGGTCGGGGACTTGAACAGCACCTCGATGGCCTTGGCCAGGTCGTCGCTGTCGCCGGTGCCATCGTTCTCCAGCAGGAAGATGCCCACCTGGTACATGCCGTGGTAGCGCCGATGCTGCGCGCCCTGGCTCGGATCGAGCGTGGTGGCCGGCATCAGGTCGGCGCGGATGTGGCGCACGCCTACGGCCGGCACCTTTCCCCGGTTCTCCAGGAATAGCGGAATTGGCGGCGTCTGCGCGGCGGCCCAGGCCTTGAGGTGCCCTTCGAGCGCGGCGCGGATGATCTTATTGCTCATGTAAGGCCTCGAATGTATTGCTCCAGCGCGGCCGGCAGGTTGGCCAGCGTCACGCGCACCATGCCGCTCGGTGCCTGCTGGCTGTAGCCGTATTCCAGGCGGCCCGCGTAAGGCAGGTTGTTCACGATCCAGACCTCGCCGCCCGCCTTCACGCTGGTGACCTGGCCGGCCATGCGCGCGATGGTCGCCGCGCCGGAGGTGTCCTTCAGGTCCAGCGTACCCTGTGGCAGTACCTTGCCGAACTGCCAGTTGGCGCGGAAGCGGCCGGTGTCCACCGGCGAGCTGAGCACAGTGCCCTGCGCGACCAGCACCACCGCCATACGATGCGCCTTGTCGATGTTGCCATCGGTGTGTTGCAGGAACCGCGTCAGGTCGGCGGTAAAGCCGCCGGCCATCAGTTACCCCGCAGTTGGAGGGTGTACAGCACCACCACATCAGTCGGCTCAAGCTTCGCCACCGACTTGATGGCGAATATCGCCGGGCCGGCTAGCACCTGGTCGCCGACGGTTGGAGTTGGCAGCGGCTGGCCGTTCAGTTGCAGTGGCGAGAGCAGCAGCTCCTGATCACCGGACTGGATCAGCGTGCCGTCGATCCGATCCGCCTCGTAGTTCAGCTTCACACCGGCGGCCGTGTAGTCGGTGACCGTCTTGACTGGCTTGCCGGTGTCCGGATCGTCGTCGCCCAGAACCACGCGGCGCAGGGTGACGGTGCCGCCCTTCTTCCGCAGCTTGGCGTCGGTCTCGCGCGCTTTCTTGGCGTAGTCGGTCACGGCTTCGGTTCCAGGTAATCATGCGCCGGTGTCTTCTGGAAGCGCACAGCTTTGATCGTTGCCTTGCCGTCGATCAGTGCGCGCAAGACGCGGTGCCAACCATCCATGATGAAGCCCTCTTGCGACAAAATCACCGGATAACTGGTATCGACATCGAGCGCGCGACGCATGTGGAAGGCCATACCGTAGGCCGATCCAGTCGGCGTCCACACATCGGTGTCGGCATAGATCGCCGCCAGCGGCAAATCGAAGGGTTCCAGATCCTTGGCGCGCGCAACCAGGTTCGTAACCGACCAGACCTTGCCGTAGGCGCTGTAAGTGTTCTCGAACACGGCGCAGCCCTCGATTTTCACAACCGGGTACGCGCTCATCCGCGCACCAGCTTGATCATGCCGCTGCCGCCGGCGGCGCCGAAGTAGGGCTGCAGCGCGGAGTCCACGGCCACGAAGCGCTCGCGCGCGTCGGTGGTGTTCTGGAAGTACTCCGTCTCCAGCGGCCCGGTCTTGTCGCGCTTCACGACGTTCGAGCCGGTGTCGAGGTCTGGCATCAATTCATCACCGGCGCCGGCGCGCGCCGCCAGATCGATGCAGGCGTTGACGATATCGGCCGGCACGATGGTGCTCAGCACCTGGAATTCGTCGACGACCACGCCACACCGCGGCCAATCCAGCGCTTGCGCCTGGTAGACGCGGCGGCCCGCCCAGCGGGTGCGATAGTTCGCGGTCATGAAGATCGTCGCGTTGCGCAGCGCGATCTCTTTCGCGCCCTCGCCTAGTGCAGCCCAGTCGGTCACGCCCAGGGCGGCGTTGCGCGCATCAGCGGCCGCGACGCTGGCGTAGCTCTCGGCGTTTGGCAGGCCGGCGCCGGTTTCAACGGCGAGGCTCATAGCTTATTGCTGATCAGCGGGCGCCCAGCGGACAGCTTGATCGTGCCATTCGCCTCGGAGAAGTACACGTTCGCCGTGATCGTGGCCGAGGTGATAACGCCGGATGCTGGAAGCTGGAAAGGCGTCGTCGTGAATGGCATCGTGGCAAACGAGGTCTGGTCGTATTGCGCCGACCCCAGCGACGGATCGCCCGAGCTCGAGCAGTCGATCGAGTTGTAGAGAACGCCGTCGATCCGGCACGTCAGCGACAGCTGGATGCGATAGACGTTCACCATGTTCTCGGCGGCCAGCCACATCTGGGCCCACAGCACGTCACCCGCAACCACTCGGGTGTATGCCGAATCGTTGTTGCGAATCAGGGCATCGCTGCCGATGATGACCCCGCCCGTGACCTCCATGACTTGGTCGAAGCCATAGCCATCGGCCCGGGCAACCAGGCTTGGGACAATCGTCGGGCCGGCCGCCGAGGTGCCTACCTGCATGCCGGCCGCCACGGAGTTGGCTGGGATGACGCCGATGTTCAGGCCGGTGCCAGTCGTACCCGTCATGAGCGCGTTGCTCAGCAGGTTGCGACCGTCCGGATTGAGTGTTTTCAGGTCAAGCACCGACACCGCATGCACGGACCGGTCCTGGAACAAGTCGCCAACCGCCAGCCAAGCCATCTTGCCGCAGGCGCGGGCCGTCCGCTCTACGAGGTGGGTGTTGTCGGGCAGCAGCGCGCCCACCTTGGCCCAACCAGTGGCCGATACCGGGTCCGAAACGAGGCTGTAGATGTCGACCAGTCGGCAGCCGAAGATTCGGGCCTGCTCGCGGACCCACTCATTCAGCGCAACGAACTTTCCCCCCTCGACAGACGTCAGCTTGTACAACGGGGGCGCGGTGACCATCACAACGCGGCGCCCCGCATCGCGCGCCATCTTGTAGCAAGCCGCCAGCGCAGTCTTCGTGCGGGCGATCGGCCAGCCATTGACGATGTCGTTGGTCATGCCGTTGATGAATATCGTCTCCGCGCCGGACGCGATTACGGCGGGCATGGTCTCCAGGATCTGCTCAGTGGTGTAGCCGATCACGGCGGCGTTCAGTACCAGGTTGATTGCGCCATTCGAATTGCGGATCATCCACCCGCCCCAGCCGATATCAGGTTTGGTGATCGTTACCGACACGCCCGGGACGACAGCGGTGATCGGCCCCGTTTGGGCTTGCAATGAGTCGCCGGCGAAGGCAGCGGAGTTGGCGGGCAGCGGCCGCAGAATGACACCTACAACCGCATCCTGCACCAACGCATCGATGCTTCCTGCTGAGCAGGTGATCTGGACCTGCTGCACGCCAGCATAGGGACCGATCTGCGGCAATGCGCCGGAACCGATGGCCCACGACTTCACCGAGTTCGTACCGCCCAACACCGGGTCCAGCAAGTAGGCCACGCCGGCGGCGCCGGTCGAGCCGGTCAGCGTCAGCGCCTTACCCTCTTGCAGCGTGATGGTTTTTGCCGATTCGCCGGCTTTGATGGTGGTGGTCTGGGTCATGGGTGCTTTCGGCGAATAGGCAGAAAAATGCCCGCGCGCGGCGGGCTGGGAATTGCGGCTGGTTCGGGCTTACGGAGCGGTCAGCAGCGCAACCAGGTCGGCCTTGTTGGCGGTCGACGGGTAGTCGATGCCCTTTTCCTTCAAGGCGGCTTGCAGCTCGTCCTTGGTCATGGTGCTGAAGTCGGGCGCAGCACTGCGAGCGGCGGCCAGATCGGCCAGGCGCTGCGCTTCTTGTGCGTTCGCCTGCTCGCGCTCCAGCAGCCCCTGCTCGCGGTCGTCCAGGGCGGTGCCGCGCTGGTTCAGCTGCAATTCGCGGTCGTCGAGCTCGTTTGCGCGCGCCAGCAGTTGATCGCGCGCGGACATCAGTTCGGCCATGCTCGGGACGATGGCGCCGGATTGGACGGCGCCGGCCAGCGCTTCGTGCGCTTCTTCGTCGAATGGAGTGTGCACCTCGGCGTTGAAGTCGGCCAGGCTGATAGTGACGAACGGACCTTGGCTCGCCTCGTCGGTGGATTTGATGCGGATGGTGGTCATGTTGTTCTCGCAGGTGTGCCCGGCGCCGCGCTGGCCGCCGGGCATGGTGGATTAGCCCAGCAGGATGCCGATATGCTCGTCTTTCGCCGAACCCACGCCCCAGACCAGGGCGATTTCCAGCTGTACCTGGCGGTATTGCATGTACATGCTGATCTCGAACGACAGACCCGAGATCGGATCGGTCACGATGGTGCGATCGACTGCCGAGTCGCCCTGCGTCGGCAGTGCCGGCACGCGGGTGGCCAGCACGATCGACGAGCGGGCGAAGAACATGTTGCGGTTGCCGACGTTGGCCACGGTGATCGCCGTCGCCGAAGCCGGGATCGCTTGCATCAGACCTGGCAGCGCCAGAGTGATGGTGCCGCCGTTCGAGGTGTCGGCATCACCGGACGAGATGACGTACTGGTTGGTATCGCCCGCGAAGGTGATCACGTCGCCGGCGATCAAAGTGCCGGTGCCGGCCGAGGCCAGGGTGATGACCGTTGCGCCGATGGCATAGCCGGTCGCATTCGTGGTGGCGCCGGCGCCGGTACCCTTGGCTGGGCGCTTGATCTGGCCGGACTGGCGCAGCGCGAAGTTCTGCAGGCGGTCGGTGATACCGTTGCGCAGCATGTCCTCGCGGCCCGACTCATTCACCTTGAACAGGCCCGACTGCTTGCCGCGCATGTTCTGCATCGCTGCGCTGCCCAGCACCAGTTGGAAGTCCAGGCCGGCGGCGCCGTTGTCTTCCAGGATGCGCAGTGCGCCGGCGGTGTCGCTCAGGTCGGCAGCGGTGCCGAATGGCGCGGTGCCAGGCGTGCCGTAGGCGCGGGATGCCTTGACGTGCAGCGCGGCCAGGTCCGACTCGACCTCGTTGCACAGGGTGCGCATGCCTTGGGCGATTTGGTCACGCAGGATGACGTTGTAGCTGGCGCCGTTGTTGTCCAGGGCCAGCTTCTCTTCGCCGTTCCAGCGGATCGGCACGCGGCGCGCCTTGGTGATGGTCACCGACTTGTTGCCGATATTCTGGTCACCGTCGTTCGGCGGCGTCACGGCTGGCGTGATGTCGGTGGCAGTTGCGGCAGGCGCGACAGGCGACGTAACCACCTGGCCGACGGCCGCCCGTGCAAACGTCATGTCCGACGTAACCGCCGGGATCATGCCGACCTGCTCGCGGGACACGACGTCCATCGCGTTGTAGATCGAGGTGATCAGACCGGTCAGGGTGTTGGCGCCCAGGATCATGCCCTGCTTCGACATGAAGTTAAACAGGTGAGCGTGCAGCACTTCGCCGATGACGCGCAGGCAGAACTCGGCCTTGGCCGGGACTGCTGCTACGGCTTCGAGAGCTTTGCTCGCGACGCTGGTTGCGGCCGAGGCGGCCGAGGAGAAGGCCATCGCGCACATGGTCACGATGGACAGCAGCATGGATTTTTTCATGGTGTAGCCTTTTGAAAAGTTGGTGTTTTGGAATTTGTGAAGCAGACAGGCCATCCAGCCCAAAGCACCAACCCCCATCCAGGCGTTGGCTATGCGTTGCGAGTAGTGCGGAAATGAAAAAGGCCTGCTCAGTGGCAGGCCTCCGGAAAAGTGAAACGGTTGAATCAGTCGACGAGTACGGCGCCGCCAGCCAACATACCCGGGCGAGCTGCGGGATCGGCAGCTTCGTATGCGGCGCGGGTGACTTGCTTCGCGCCGCCGGCGCCGCCCTGACCACCCTTGGCGCCACCACCGGATGCGCCGGAGCCCTTCAGGATCTGGTCCTTGAATGGGCAGGCGGCCACCAGATGCGCCAGGCCTTCATCGAAGTCAGCGATCTCACCCGGGCGGGTCGGCGAGAAGATCTTGTTGCCGGAGGCGTCGTACGGAACCATCTTGCCGTCCTCGACCTTGAAGTGGCTACCGAAATAGGCCTTGGCCATCTCAGCCGGGATGGCCAGGCGGCTCGGATGCTTGTCGTCGGTCAGCAGCTTGGACGCCGTGAAGCCGCCGCCAATCATATGGGTGTTCAATTCGGTAGTGCGTTTATCCAGCTGGGCGGTCAGGTCTTGAATCTGGGTGGCGTTGGCCTTGGCCTGGGCGGCGACCTGCTCTTGCGCCGTTTTTGCCGCGGCATCTTGGATTTCCTTGACTTGGGCAGCGGTCTTTAAGTCGCCGACGCTCAGGCTCTTCACGGTGTTCAGGGCGGCCAGCGCGGCGACGCCATCTTCGATACCGTCGAAGCCCTTCAGTTTCAGCTCTGCGGCCTCGGCCCGCTCGCGATGACCCTTGGCCTCGCCGTTCAGCTTGCCGATGTTGGCGATGGTGGTGTCGGCGTCGAATGGCGCCTCGGTGCCGTTCGGATGGATGAAGATCGGCATCTTCTTCTCGGCATCCACTGCAATGGTGCCGTCGGCGTTGAATTTGAATGGCATGGTCTAACTTTCCGGGCATCCGCCCTATCAATGGCCTTCCGGCCGTGCACCGCGTCGCGTCCGCTTGCGGCATAAAAAAAAGCCCCCAGGTTGCCCCGGCGGCTTATGCAAATCTTCAAATCAACTCCACTTCACGACATGAGTGCGGTGGGAGTACTAGATTCGGTTAAATTTAGTTTGTGCGTTGTTCTATCGAAACTTGTATGCGCGCAACCCGCGACTGATGGCTACTCCAATGCGCAAACAGCCAGCAGATAGATCGTTTCCCTTCGCTTACCTGATCTATCAGGCCCCCTTCGAATCTACTCCATCCTGTGTCCGCATTGGCCTCGACGGGAGGAAGTTTCTCCATCGGTGTGGGGTTGTCGGTAAATTTTGTGAACAGCTTCACGCTTTGCACTCTCGCGTCTACCGGAATAGCAGCACACACATTGGCTCTGACGGCACTTTCCTCATTGCAGTTACCAGAGCCGAGACCAAGAATCGTGCGCTGCACCCTGCAGGGCGAGAAGGTCGAGTCCCCTGCTACGACGCGCGTTACAGCGCGCGCAGGCGCCGGCTGCGCTGCAGGAGGTGGAAGTGGATCTGAGAAACCGACACCCTCGTTTGGTGGGATAACTGCATTGATCGGGACTTGCGGCTGCTGGAACGATTGAGTCACCACTACGACCGATGGTTTATCATTACCACCTTCCTTGGGCACCGCAATGTAAGCCGCAACAATAATGCCCGCCGACGCAATTATCTGCGTGAGGATCTTAACCCATGGTGCGTCTTTTGACCCCGATTCCCCGTCAGCCACGACTCACCCCGACTTAAATATAGATAAATAGACATTATCATATTGACTACGCCAATTTAAAATATTTTGTAGAAAATTGCCGAAAAGAGACAGCCTCGTGGTTTCCTTAGAGTACGAGCGAAGCGGAGGACAACAAATTTAGCCAAGTGACAGTTTATGCCACGACGACTCGTTCACCATTGAGTAGGCAGCCGACGCAGATGATCTGCCTGGTGCCGCCCTTCAGCTTGCGCGCCTGGATCATGGCGCCGATGACCGTTTCCATGACCTCACGTCCGCCGCATCGCGGACATTGGATCATGTCGGCTGGCTTCGATGCCCTCTTGGCGCGGTTGTTGACCGGCTCTTCGGGCTTCGGGGCTGGAGGGATGAGGTGCAAGGTCATCCGCAGATAATATCACTAGGCTAAGGCCTTGGCCTCCCGTTCAGACATCTGCTTCAGGGTCAGCATGCGGCCCTTGTCGTTCGTGAACATCGTCTCGTCCTTGCCGCCGGCGCGGTATTTATCGCCTCGGGTCTTGCCCAGCACCTGGTCCTGCACCTCCGGGGACTGCTGCTTGAGCCAGTCGTTGTAGGTCATGTTCGCGCCCACCGGGCCGCCGGCCGCCGCGCGGGAGCCGTAGAGCGACTTCTGGCCCTTCAGCAGAGCGATCGATGTCGAGCGGCAACACCAGTGCAGGCGGCCAGGCCCAGCGCGCCACGGTACGCTGTGGCCGACAGGCCTGTGGTCGACCTTGGTGTACAGCAGGTGGTCGCGGGCGCGGCACTCGGGGCTGGTTTTGCCGTCAAGGGTGCTGACCCACATCTCATCGCCGAGGATGTCCTCGTTTTCTTCCGTGAAGCGCGTCCGGGTGATCTGGCCGGTGTGGCTCAGCGCCGTGCGCACGACAGCGTCCACTTGGCGCCGGCTCGTGTCCAGCAACCCGTCGGCGTACTTCAGCGCCTTGGTGCCGCGAATCTCGCGCACGATGTCGGCGCTGGTTTTACCCTGCGTGTAGCCGACGGCGATCGTATCCTTGATGCGCTGCAGGCGGGTCGCGCCCAGGTTTTCCGCCCAATCCTTCAGCAGGCGGCCTTGCATCGGCTGCGCCATCGCGGCGGCGTAGACCTGCTCCGGCACGACGCCGGCGATGCTGAACGTGGCCGGCACGACCGATTTATACAGGTCATACTGGAACTGGCCCTCGTATTCCACGTACGCTTTCAGCTCGTCGGTCATGCCGCCGTACAGCGCGGCGTAGGCCTGAGCATTCACCTCGCGGACGCTGGCCAGCAGCTTGTCCAGGCGCTGCACCTTGAATGAGTCGGCGTCGACGTCGGCCAGCGCGGCATTCAGCTGGCCGATCAGGTCCGCATCGGTCAGGTTCAGGATCCGGATCATCTTCGCCAGCACGAAGTTGCCGTACTGGGTCATGTTCACCTGGTGGCGAATCGAATGGTCCAGCAGCGGATCGATCATGGCTCGTCGGGATCAGTTTTCGGCGTCTTCTTCGAAGTCGGCGGTACGTCTTCCATATCGCCTGGCGGTGGTCCCTGCGAATCGATCCGATCCTTCTCGGTGGTCCAGTCGGTGTCCGGCTTGATGATGCCACGGCGCTGAAGCTCCTCATGCAGCGATTCGTCGGACAGCTTACCGGCCTGGTTGGTCTTCAGCAGCAGCTCGGCACTGGCTTCGGCCAAGGTGGCGGCGCCGAAGTCCTTGAACACGGTGACGTGGCCGCCCTGCTGCTCGCCAACCCAGTCGGCCATCAGCTGCAGCGCCTGGTCGGCGGCGTCCTCGAGGTTCTCGGCGACCTTCTGCAGCGCGCAGGCGCCCTGCTCGTTGTCCGCCAGGGTTTGCGACTCGGTCACGTTGCCGGGCTTGATCACCAGCAGTTCGGCGCCGGCCTGGCGCATGCGGTCTTCCAGGTCGAGGAGCGAAACGCGGCCGGCATCGATCGCCTTGCCGCTGTGCTCCACGAACTTCATATCCGAGTCGGGCGACTCCCCTTTGACGGCAGTACCAGCACCAACGGTGATCTCCGCGTCCGGGCCCAGCATCTTGGCGAATAGGATCGGGACGCGGGCGACGTGCGTGATGTTCTGCTGGTCGCTCTTGCTTTGCCAGTGCTCGATGTTCGCGTAGGCCAGCTCGAGCAGTGGCGGTCTGGCCATCATATGGCCGAGGCGCAGACCGTAGGCTGGCACAAAGGGAATCTTCGCGAGCGTGTTGGTCCCGCTTTCGTGCGGCAGCCACTCCTCCGGCTTGTTTGGCACCTGGCGCCAGGTTTCCCATGAACCGCGACGCAGCACGCGCACCTGCTCAATGGCCTTGGTTGCGTACTCGCCGTCTTCTACGTCCACCGATTCCAGCAGGCGCAGCTGCGACATGCCATCCTTGTCGGTCAACCAGCCGAGGATGTTCTTCGGGTGGATCTGGACGAAGTACGGGCGCACGGCTGCCTTCTCTTCATCGGCCTTGGTGACATACAGCTGCTTACCATCCTTGTCGCGCGTCGGCGGGTAGTCCACTAGAATGCCTGAGAATCCGTAGCCCAGCGCCTCCTGGCCGATCTCGGACAGGAACGAATGCAGATTGCGGCCGGCGCGGTCGACGTCGTCCAGCCATGGCAGCAGCTTCGCCGGCACGTCCTTGTCCAGCGTCACTGGCTTGCTGAACGGCTTCGCGCCCAGCACCTCGATGGTCCGCCCGAAGGCCGGGAACAGCGTCGCGACGGCGATGCGCGTCTTGAGCGATTCCGCGTCCTCGTTCGGCCACTTCGGCATGTACGTCTCGCCTGCCGCGCGCATCGCCTTGGTGCCGCCCAGCAGCGCCGAGATCAGCTCGCAGTGCTCGTTCAGCGCTGCGGCTTCCTTCGATTGTTTGCGTACTGGGTGGGTCATGAGGATCCTTGTGTTACATGCGCAGCTGGTTGACCGTGGCCTCCCGCTTCACAATCGGGTAGCGCTTCACGATGAAGTAGCCGTTGGCGTCGTTCGGGTGGTCGTGGCCGGATTTCTTGTCCGGCTGACCGTCCTTGCCCCAGACCTGCTGCTCGAGCGCCTCGGTGGTGGTCGGGCACAGGTCGGTGTTGATCTTCCAGCGGCGCACGCCGTCAGCGTTCAGGATCATGCCGTTGTAGGCGTTGACCCGGTCCTTCACGGCTGGATTGCTGAAATCGACCTCGATCTGGAACCCAGCTTGGCGCAGGATCGACAGGTCGGACTCGCTCGCGTTCTTGCTGCTGGTGTTCTGCCCGGACGCATCCGGGTAAATCTTGACCTGGTGGCCTTTGTCCTTGAAGTCTTCCTTCAGGATCTTCGCCATCGCCGGCGTGTCGCGCACCTTCACGCGCTCGGCCAGCGTCAGCGGCAGCCCCTCGCGGACCACGTTCACGCAGGCGGTCATGTTGTTGACGTTGAAGTCGAGGCCCACCTGCAGCGGCTCGCCCGGCAGGATGATCTGGGTGCTGCGATTCTTGATGCGGTCGAAGTCGGGGTAGACCGATCCGCTGGTCAAGTTCGTGAACTGGCCGCGCAGATAGGCGGCGATCAGCGCCGGCGGATAACTGGCCAGAAGCGACGGGATGTAGTCCTCGGGCAGGTTCAGCTCGTTGTCGAACGTGGACGCCTGGATCAGTCCGTACAGCGTGGCCAGCGAGGGTTTGTCGCGGATCGCCTTCACAAACTGCTGGTAGACGAACTTGAAGCCCTCGGGCGTCGTTGTTACGTCGATACCGTTCAGCAGGCCGGGCACGTTGTACCGCATCCGCGCGATGATCTTGCGCCAAGCCGTCTCGGCCTTCTTCATCGGCATCACGTCCAGCTCGTCGATCAGCGCATGGCCGATCTTGAACCCGACGATCGTTTCTGGCTTCTCCATCGACCGGCAGATGACCGTGCCGCGGTAAAGTCGCCCCTCGTACACTTCGACCTCATGGTCGCCCTGCTTCACCTTGATGCGCAGGCCCATCGCGGCAGCCACCTCCTCCATCGTGGGATAGAAGATGTCGCGAATCTGCGGGTATGTCGGCGCGAAGTAGCCCTGGCTGATGCCCGGCCACTGCCAGAAGTGCATGCAGATGCCGACGCAACCAACGAAGGTCTTGCCGGAACCGAAGCCGGCCACATAGGCCTTATATTTGTGCGGCAGGTTGAGAAAGGCGGCCTGCGGGATGTTTAGCTCCAGATCATCCATCGGTTTTCCGTGACGCGTCGCGCACGCCGATGTTGATCTGAACAGGCGTCGGCGGTTGCTGGTCGGCCGGCTCGCCCTTGCCCTTGTTCACGTACATCTCACCCATTTCCTTGGCGGCCTGTTCGATCACGGCGACGGCCAGCGCTATGTTTCGCATCGATTCGGCCTTCTGAGCCATGCGGCCCAGCGCGCGCAAACGGAATGCCTTGCTGGCGATCGGGATGTCGTCGGCGGTGGTGCGGAACTTGGCCCGCGTCTCAGCGAAGATGTCCCGCCATTTCTTACTGAGATTGCGCCCGACGTAAGTGCCGGGGTCGTAAAGCGAGACCTGCTGGCGCGATACATCGAGGCCGAATTCTTCCTTTACAGCAATCGAAACAGCAGTCGGCGCGTCGTAACAGGCCAGCGCATTGACGATGAACAGCTTGACCTCGTCTCTCAGTGCGGCCATGTTTTAGTTTCCTGTAAAGCAACGTACAGCTACGCGGCCTTCAGCAGACACGTTCCGCATGCCCTCGCAATGTTGAGTTTCGCCACCTCTGGAGCGCCCTTGGCGGCATCGATCAGGCCCTGCACGTCGGCACTGGCGCCGTAGCGTCGGACCACGCCGATGAACTCCTCGACGTCGTGCCCGCGCATGCAGAGCTTCGGTAGCCCGTACTTGTTGAACACCGGCTGCTGGAACTCGTCCAACTCCTGTGCGGCGTGATATAGCTCGTGATCGACCAGCGCGCAGAACTCGACGTCGGTGCATTGCAGGCAGTACTCAGCGTCCAGGGTGATCAGGAACTGTGGCACCATGCCGAACCAGTCGGCCATCTGCTGTTGCTGGCGACCCTTCTGCCATGGACCGCAGCGAAAGGTCATCTCCTCGCATTGGCCCAGCACTGTGCGGCCGGCCTTGCTGAAACCGTGCGGCGCCCAGAGGAACTGGATGTCGGCATACTCCAGGTGCGCGTGGTCGGCGTTATACAGCTGGCCGCCCTCGGTGAGGATCTCGGCCCGGACCCACTTCAGCACGTCAGGCGCGGGAGCGTAGCGGCTGGTCAGCGGGTCGGTGAAGCTCTCAGGCGGCATCGGTCTGGTCTGGCCGAGCGCGGCGGGCTTCTTCGTTGCCATGTTGAATTCCTTGGTGTCGCCGCCCGGTCCGATACAGCACCGCGATCTTCTGCGGAAGGAGGCCTCGGCTCTTGCTCGTCGGTGACTGCGCCCGTTACTGGATACCGCCACAGGGGCGCGCTGGCGGCAGCACGTGAACTATCTGGCCTTGCCGGAGCCGGGCCCGTGAATCTTCGTCTGCGCGATGTCGCGCTGCATGCCGAGCAGTTGGAGGTAGATGCTCAACCAGCGGTGTGCGCCTTCGGTGCTCACGGTCAGCGCGAGTCGTCGCCGAAGCCGCGCACGTCGCGCGAACTCTCGATGAAGAAGCTAATGACGTACGCGACGCCGGCGATACCGATCAGCGTCCACAGCACGCCATACGCCCAGCCCGGCGCGCCGATCTGCTCCAGCAGCAGCCAGTACAGGACGGCCGCGCCGATGGGCGAGCGCATCGGCAGCGACGAGCTCTTGATGACGACCTTCTTCTTCATGGTGCCCTCGAATAAAAAAGCCGCCAGCGCATGGGTGCGGAGGCGGCAAACGTCCGGCGCGAGCCGGGCGGGAGACACTGGAGCGGGCAGCGGGGATCGAACCCGCGCATATCGACTTGGAAGGACGACGCCTTCCCACTTGGCTATGCCCGCGAAACTGTCCGCCGCCTATGTTCAATGCCGGGCGGCGTCAGGAATGGCTTGATTAAAGGCGACACCTGATTGCGGCAACTGCGAGAAACTGGAGCGAGGATCGGAGGGGGGATCGAACCCACGCCAGGACGCGGGGCAAACTCCGTGATTGATACTGACCGCGTTCCGTATTGCACTAATTCCCATCGGTAGCGTGCTGCGCTAGCTCGCGGCGACGGTTACCATATTTTGTTTTAGGCCATGAGCGAGGATGAGATGCTTGATTTGAGCGATAAGCGCAGACGCGATCTCAGAGATCGTCGAGCACTAACTGTGGATGACGAAGGCGATGAGGTTTTACTTGGCCTCACCGTAGCTGAATCCCACTTTTATCTATGCTTCGAACATCACCCCTTGGAGGCGCACGCCGGCGGTGAGGCCGCTATTTACTATCAGTTGAAACACAAACATCTCACCGCGCGCTGCAGGGCAAATATCGATAGGCTGCCGCATTGGTTCACCAATCAAGGGTGAGATCGTCGCAAGTCGCCGCACGCTAACCGAAGGTGGCGCCTGGCTGGGTACTATTCCTAAAATGTCTGGCCCCGGCTACTTCATGGTGCACCTCCGTTGCGGGGCGGCGCGGTGTGCGCACGCGGCCGGCCAGTTCGATTCGTGTTGCCGGCCAGCGCGGCCATGGCGTGTTTGATCGGCACGCCCTGCTCAGCGAGAAAGGATGCGGCAAGGTAGGTGCCATGCATGCGCGCGAGTTCAAGCGCTACGATGCAAAATCTGTATGCTCTGTCGTCCATGAAGCTAGCGTACATGCCCGACCACGCGGCGCCTTGACGCTAATCAACATCGCGATCCGGCTGGCGGTTCGCCGGCAGCAGGTCCCAGCCAAGCTGGCGCCGAATCTCTGCGGGCGCCGGCGGCGGCTCGTCCGACCGCGTGCGCGCATCCATGAAATCGCGCACCAGCTGCTTGCTCGGGTGCGTCGTATCGGTCATGGTGCGCCGCCGGCGTTTAGTCCGGTGCCTCGGTGAAGGTCACGTAATATTTCTTGCCTGGCTCGAAGAAGTCGAGCGCCGAGCGGCCCGCACTGATTTGCATCCAGCACTCGCCGGACGGCGTGGCGTCGGAAAAGTCCTTGTTCTCACCTTCCTTGCCGCAGACCGCGCCTAAGCGCACCTTGTGGTCGGTATAGGTGGCGCTGTGTTTGGTGCTGTCGATTGCGCGGCACTGCATTTTTGCTACAACGGCGGTGATGGTCATAACTACCTCTATCGGAATGCCCGAGCGGGCGTAGAGGGGTTGGTCTTTCAGTCTTGCGCCCCAAAGAAAAAGCCACCGCGAGGGTGGCTTCGGGATGCTCCCGCGCTATCTGCGGGGTGAGCGACATACTGTACGCGCGAGCGTAGACACATCGGTCGGTCTGCTCGCGAATCCCTGCTAACGGTGCCGCGCGGACGCGACGCTAACGAATGCAGTGGAGTATGTAAGCCCCAATCGTACCGCCCTATTTCAGGCGCGGCAAGGTAAGAACATACAACTTTTGCGAATATTTATGCCGCTTGCAACTGCTCGCGCATGCGCGCCATGAAGGCCGCGACCGTCTCGCCCTCCTCCTGCGACAACTCAGCAACCTGCACGCCATCGCGCTGCATTTCCAGCACACCATCGGACCATAGGCCGCAGCGGAATGTTGGCGGCTTCGCCGTGATGTCGGTACCTGCCGGGGCCGCCTTGGCGGTCGTGTCGTTCGCTTGCATGGTCTGCTCCTGGTGGTGATCGGTCCGCGCCGTTGGCATCGGGGTTGTGGAAGGCGGCTTCGCGGCCACTGGGAATGGTGTCGCGCCGGCCAGCCCCAGCGCGCCGCCGAAGGCGGGCTGCCGCTTGATGGGCGCCGCCGGCGTGCCAGTACCGAGCGTCCAGAGTCTGCCATCCTTCGCCAGGCGGCCATCCTTGACGGCGCGGCCAATGAAGTTCGTCGGATACTGGTCGGCGCGCAGGTTTAGCACCACCCGGATATCAGCGTCGGAGGTCGGTCCGTTCGCCGTAATATGCGCGATGGCGCGATCGATGCGGCGCAGGCTGATGTCGTCGGCGGGCGATTGCGCTGCGCCCGGTGGCGCGATGGACAGTACCGGTGACGGCGCTGGCGATGGGGTGGCAACCACAGCTGCGGGCGGTGGCAATGTGACAGGATTGAGTGCCACGACAGCTGTGGACGGTGGAACGCGTAGAGGTAGCGTCACAGTGGAAGGCTGCGCGACGGCGGACGCCTGTGCCTCCATCCGCGCCACGAGCAGCTTTCCATCGCGCGATGTCAGGAAGGTGCTGCTCAGCGAATAGAACTGCGCGGGCTGCTGGTTGGGTGCGGTGCCGGCGGTGCGCACCAGGTCGCCGACATCGACGAGCGACTTCAGCGCGTCGCTGGCACTCTTCAAGTCGACGTCGAACTTGTCGGCCAGCTGGACCGCGCGCACCGGCTGCTTGACGGCGATGAATTCCAAGATCTGTTGATCGTTCATGCAAATTCCTCATGCGCCATCGTGCTGGCGCGGACAGTTATCGGCGGCCGGGCGGCGGGCCGATGGTGCTGCGCGTCGTCAAAGCTCCCTCCGCAGGCGGGCGGCGGCGCGCGCGTTGTGCGCCTGGAGCAGGCCATCCAGTTCGCTGACCATGTCGAGCACACGACTCTTCTCGAAGCCGTTGCCGGTGATCTCCTCGGCGCCGCTTCCCTTGCAGGCCGGGCAGATGCGCCGCTCGGTGGTGACGCCGGTGCCGTTGCAGTCCTTGCACTTCCCATCGAGCCAGTGCGCCAGCGAGCGCTCGGCTACGCGGCGGTAGAACGCCGGCGCTGTGGCGACGTCCCACTCGGCACGGACCTTGATCCACTTCCGGTCCGCACCCTTTTGCGCTACCAGCGCGCACCAGACGCGCAGCAGGTGCGCCAGGTTCTGCGTTCCGGACTCGAATACCTTGCTGATCGAGCCGTCGGCGAATTTCACACGCGAGAGCAACGCGCCAAGTCCAGCACCGTTGATATCGGCGACGGCTGCGGCGAACAGAGGCTCGGTCGCGTGATGCGTCGCATCGTCCTGCAGGGTGCTGGCGTTCAACGCCCATGCGTACTGATCGGGAAAGCCCATATGGTTGCTCCAAGGAAGACCACCCCACCTTAGCATATGCCTCCAAATTTACTGCGGATTCACGGCGAAATTATTTAAGCATTTTTGCGTAATAATTCTTGCTACATTAAGCAAAATTGCTTATACTCTCTTCATCAAAACAACAAAAGGAGGTGCGGTGAAACAGAGTGAGTTTGTAAGGTGGTTGACGAAGCAAGGCGCGACTTTCGAGAACAGCACGAATCACTTGAAAATCCACCTGAACGGCAAAGTCAGCTACCTTCCGAGACACCCAGCCAAGGAACTGAAAATGCCCCTTGTCGAAGGAGTCAAAAAGCAACTTAACCTGAAGTGAGGCAGGCCCCGAGAGGGGCTTGCAGCACAGATCACCGCACCTCAGAAAGTATAATTTATGCTATACCCTGCTCAATTTTTGCCAGACACCGGCGGCTTCGTCGTGACCTTCCGCGATATCCCGGAGGCCATCACGCAAGGCGATGACGAGGCTGAAGCCGTGATGATGGCCAAGGATGTTCTGCTGCTGTCGATGGAAGTCTATTTCGACAATAAGCGCCCGGTGCCACTGCCATCCGCGCCTGCGCCGGGCGAGCGCATGGTCGCGCTGCCGGCCAGCGTGTCGGCCAAGATCCTGCTGCTCAATGAGATGTTGGCCCAGGATGTCGGGCCATCGGAGTTGGCGCGCCGGATCGACACCAGCCCGCAGGTGGTCACGCGCCTGCTGGACCTGGACCACACCACCAAGATCGATAAGATCGAGGAAGCGCTGGAGGCGCTGGGCTGCCGCCTGGAGTTGTCGGCACCGCGCGCGGACGGCGCCGACTAGGCCTCACCGCCACTTCTTGTTGACCTTCGGCGGACGGTGGCGCTTGACCTTTGGCTTTGGCTTCTCGACCTCCAGCTTCACGCTCTCGGCCGGGTCGCGGTACGATGCGGCCGGCAGCGCGCGGCTCGGCTCAGGGTCGCGCCGCGCCGGCGCCAGCAGCACGGCCAGATACTCCTCTCTCGACATCGGCGCGCTCACGGCCTAGCCCTCGATCTTCGGCTTCGCCGCGCCGTTCTCGATAGCTGGTGCGGCTGGCGACTTCAGGAACTCGATGTCAGGCCGCTCGCCGCGCAGCGCCGCGTAGGCGAGCTGAACCTTCGCCGACGAGATGATCTTCCCGGCCGTGTTGTTCACCTCGAAAGCATCCTTCGCCTCCATGGTCCCGTCGCGCAGGCCATTGAATACCTTGATAAGGTCATTGCGGATATCGGTAATGGTCGTCATTTTTTAAGCTCCTTTAGTTTGCGAGTGATTTGTAACTGCACTCGCTTCAGTTCGATTAATTCTTTCGGTATAACGTGGGATGGAATCTTCAAAAGCTGCGAAATATAAAAATCAGATAACTCGTCTCGGTGCTTTTGTTTGATCTTCCGCTCATACCCATTGTGTTTATCTGGATTTGCACTTTTCCACTCTCGACTAGTTTTATTAACGCGATCTGCGTTATTGGCTCTCCAATCCCTAACTGACGCAGCCGCCCGATCTCTGTTACTGGCGCGCCAGACTGCAGCCCGAGCTTTTTCTTTATCCTTGTTTTCGGCGTAGTATTTCTTTGAAGCTACTTCTATTTCGTCTTTGTGTTTTTCGCGATACTCCAATTTATATAATCGAACATGCTCGATATTTTTATTACGCCAAGCGATTTGCGCAAGTTTCGAACCCTCTGGATCTAATGCGCGGCGTGCCGCAATTCTGAGTCTCGCGCATTCCAGGCACGACCTGGCGGAAAACTCCACCCCACATTTTCGGCAGATTCTTGCTGAGGCGTTCATACTCGCAGCACCCCGGTGCGGTCGAACTCGGCCAGTGCAGCCCTGGACGCGCGGTCGATGGCCGCGTTCGACACCGAGCGCAGATAGACCATCGTGCGGCCGATGCCGTCGCGCAGCACCCGCAGCTCGTCGCCGTTGACGCCGAACCTGCCCAGGCGTTGCGCGCGCGCCTGAATCTCTGCCACCGCCTGAACCATGTTCTCGGCGATCGGCAGTACCTCGTGACCGCTCGGCGCGATCCGGCGCACCATGTCGGCGTTCGACAGGAGGTCGTAGATGTGCTGATCCTGCAGATGATCCATGCCGAGTGCGACGCTGGCCTGGAACCCAGGCATCTCGAACTCAATCGCCTTGCGCATGCCCAGCGGCAGGACGCACGGCTTCGGTGTGTACTTTTTCTTCCGTGGCTTTTTCATGGCTCCTCGCCTTCGTTCTCGATGTTGATGCGCAGCGCGAGCCGCGCTTCCTTCACCTGCAGCGGCTTCAAAGTCTTGTCGCCGCACTCAAACCGCGCCATGATCTTGCGCGCCCATGACCGGCCGTCGCCCTTGCTGCCCGCAGTCTTGAATATGCCCTCGGCACCGAGCTGCGCCAACATGCGTTGGGCGTGCTCCGGTGACGACTCCGACTTGCCCGGGGCGGCGAGCTGCGGGCGCGGCGCCGGGATCGGTTCCCATGTGCCGCGCGCCAGCTGCGCCTTCAGCGCGGCCGCCCAGCGATCCTTGATGAACTGGCCGGGCTGGCTGCCCAACTCCGTGCGCATGCGCGACGCTGCCCAGTAGATCGCGGGATGCGACCAGACGCCCTGCTCGCCCTTGCCGCGCGCCTCCAGGCCGGCCAGCGCCTCGTGGTACGCGGCAATGGGGTCGACCGGCGGATTGCACGCGTCGACCAGTTGGGGCACCGACGGCGGCCAATCCCGGTAGAGACGGCGGCATTCGCGCAAACCCACGTCCAACTGCGACGGCCGAATACCCTCCTCCAGAAACGTGTGCTCACATTCATCCTTCCAGTTCTGGATGGACTGCTCGCCCTTGAAGTAGGTGCTCCACTTGCCCGGGTACATGCCGTCCAGCCGGTTGAACAGGTAGTCCAGCATCGTCTTGCCCTGCAGTTCGATACGTGGAGCTTTCCAGATGGTCAGGCCGTCAGCGCGGGTTGATGTCGATAATTCCATCGTCCCATTCCATTGGAGGCGGCATACTGCCTTTGTTCACATGGGCGACAGGATCGAACCTGCCCGGGCGAGCGGCGCCGCGCCCCTGCTCCTGCTGCTTCTCGCGCTCGAGCCAGTTCGCACGGAGCGACCGCCAGCCGCGCTCGCAGCAGACGACCAGCGCCTGCTCGAAGGTCAGGCCGGCGCGATCGGCCTCGCGCTTCAGCCCCTTCATCGCGGTTTCGGTGATGGGCGCCCGGTGCTTGATGCGCAGCGCGCGGAAGTCGGCGACCACCTGCGGATCGACGTCGACGAAGAACTGATCCTCCGGCCTGACCGGCGCGCGCGGCGCCGCACGCGACCTGCCTTTCGGCTTGGTCAGCGCGGCGGCGCGCAGCCCGTCCAACTCGTCGAGTAACGCCAGGAGGACGCTCGGCTGCGTGGCGGCGATGTACTCGCAGTCCTCGCGCGCCAGTTCGGTCGGGCAACCGCCTGGGAACAACTCCACCTTTTGCACCTGGCCCGGGATCTTGAGCAGGACGCGCCATTCGTCGTAGGCCTTCTTCTCGTAGGCGGTGCGCGTGCCCGGCGTGGCGGCCATAGCCAGCATGCGCAGCGCGGCGGTGTTGACTGGGATATCAGGCATGGTTTGCTCCTTGAATGTTCCGCGCGGCGGCACTGCCGTACATCGCGGCGACCAACGGGTCACGGGTCGGCTTGAGCTTGCGAGCGCGGTCTTTGGAAAGTTGGATGTCGAGGCGGTCCGCATCAGCGCGCAGTTTGGATTTGTAACGAGTCTGGCGCTGCGCCTGCGTGAGCCGCTTTGGTTTCGGCGCGTCCTTGCCGGCGCCGAGCGCATAGGCAGCGACTCGGGTGGCGCGCGGCATGCGCCGCAGCGGCCACTTGGCGATGTGGACCATGCCCAGCTCGTGCATGCCCTTGACCAACCGCCATGCGTGGCCGTAGCACAGGAAGACTTTCGGCGCGAGATCATGCGCGCACAGTGGGCCATCGGCCAGCGCGGCCGCGACCAGGTTCATGCGGTAAGCGGTGAGTGAGTTTGCAGCGTTCACGATGCATTCTCCCGATCCGAATCCTCCAGTGAGAACAGTGTCGGCATGCTGACTTCGCGCTCCATCGCACGGCAGTAGTGCACCTGGTCGGCGAAGTACGCCGGGTTCAGTTCCGATCCGCCGCCGGTGCGCCCCAGCTTCAGCGCGCGCACAGGCACCGTGCCCAGACCGCAGAACGGGTCGTAGACCTTCTCGCCCGGATTGGTGTAGCGCAGAATCAAGCGGTCGACGATATCGATCTGGAATGGACAAACGTGGTTCTCGACCGCGCGCGCCGACTGCTCGCCGTTAAGCGTGCGCATGCGGACGATGTCGTGCCAAACCATCGGGTCGCCGCTGCCGGGCGCCAGGCTCAGGTATGTGGCCGGCAGCGTCTTATTCGCCAGCATCTGCTCGCCGGTACCCACGTGCAGCTCATAATCGTAGACGTTGGCCAGCGACAGCTCAGTGAACATTTTCGCCAGCTTGGCCGGGCCGAAGGCGGCCAATTCGACGGCGCCCAGCAGGCGATCACCGCTTGAGCGCCAGAGCGCATGCGCGTCGACCTGCCAGCGCGCCACGCTGTAGCCGGTGCCGGGGATTGGCGGCAGCGTGCGGCTGAACTCCACCGCAGTGCCGTCCTCTGCCAGGCACTGCGGCTTCAGCTTCGTCACCGGCGTGTCGGCGTAGCCGCGCGAGCGGTCGGTCTGCGGCTTGTGGAATAGCAGGATGTACTCCGGCGAGCCGACGCCCATCTTCGTGCCGTCCTTGCAGACTTCGGAATATCCCAGGCGGTAAGTCTGGTTGTTCTCGCGCACCACGTCGGTCACCACCGTGATCATGCCGAGGTAGTCGAAGCCATGCTTGATGCCGTGGAAAAGCGCCTCAGCGTGGAACGGGCTGACCGTGGGCACGCCGGCGCCGGTGACGTTGCCGAAGTTGATCCGGTCCTTGACGTGACAGGCGTAGATGCGGCCCGGCTGCAGTATGCGCAGCAGCTGCGGTGTGAGGAAGTCCATCTGGTGCCAAAAGTGGTCGTTATCCTGCGTGTGGCCGAAGTCGTTGTAGCTCGGCGTGTATTCGTAATGGTTTGCGAACGGGATGCTGGTGATGATCATGCCCACCGAGTTTTCCGGCTGCGCCATCGCTTCGAGCACACAGTCGTTGTTCGCCACGCTGAAGCGCTCGCCGGCGACGGCATGCCGGTCGACCCCGATCGTGCGCGCGAGCGAATCCTGCATAGTTAGCTGGTCGAGCCCGTAGGTGCGGATGATCTCGCCCATCTTGGCCTGCATCTCCTCGTGCAGCCGCCACTTCACCTGCAGGTCCGCCAGCACCTTGCGCTCCACCTCGGTGTGCACGATGTCGATGATCACCGGGTGCGACTGCTGGAAGCGCTGCACGCGGTGGATAGCCTGGATGAAGTCGTTGAACTTGAACCCGATCCCCGCGAAAATCTCACGATGGCAGTGCTGTTGGAAGTTACAGCCGCTGCCGGCGATGATCGGCTTCGTCGACAGGATCGGAAACTTGCCGTCACTGAAGTCGGCGATGCGCTGCTCGCGCTCGTCGATCTGCTGGGTACCCCACACACTGACGGCGGCCGGGATCGCGGCCTGGATGGCGTGGCGCTCATCCTCCAGGTCATGCCAGACCAGAAAGTGGTCGTCAGGATCCGCCGCGATGATCTCGGCGACCTTGGCCACACGCGCACTCATGCTGTCCCGCTTCTCGCCGGCGGCGGCCGACAGGCCCATGGCGACATTTGGGATCAGCAGGCCCTGGCCGTTCTTCTCGGCGCCGGCCGTCTCGTAGTTGCTCGGCACTTCGTGATAGCGCACCTCGATCGGCGGCAGGTCGTAGCCCTCGTCCGAGTGGCCCAGGTCGCTCGGACGCTGGATGAACACCGCCCAACTGGCCACCCACAACCAGAATTCATGCTCCTTGTGGGGGTACAGGGTCAGGTTGCCGGCCTTCTCGCTGTCGCGCTGGAAGAATCTGGTCAGCGCCTGGCCGGTGTCCATCACGCCCAGGTAGCCGGCATAGTGAATCAGTTCCTTGAAGCGGTTCGGGCTGGGCGTGGCCGTGTAGACGAACTTGAATTCGACCGGCTCGAACATGGGCAAGAATTCCTGGTAGGTCTTGCTACCGTAGCTGCGCAGCACGCTAGCCTCGTCCAGGCCGGACGCCAGCCACTTCGAAACGTCGATTTTTCCCTCGCGGACCGACTCGTAGTTCGTCATGTAGATGGTGGCCGGGTCGTCGATCTCCGCATCCGTGCGGATAAACCGCAGGTCGACCACCTGGTCGCCGGTGAACCGCTTCGCGACCTCGCGCGAGAACTCCTGGCGCACGCCGAGCGGAGCGACGATGCCGCGGACACCGCCCGGCCGGTGAATGCCGATCTGGCGCATCACCTCCAGGTTGGTGCTGGTCTTGTGCAGGCCGAACGACGCGAATATCGCGCGCTGGCCGCCGGCGAGGGCCCAGCGTACGATGTCGCGCGTGTGCGGCTTCAGGCCCGGGTGGATCTGCTCCAGCGACACGTCGAAGCCCTTCTTCTGTGCTAGCTTGATCTTCTCGCGCAGGAACTGGCCATACTCGGCCTGGACCAGCAGTTTTTGTTCGTCAGTGCTAAATGCGCTCATGTCTTTTCCGTTTCGGTTAAATTCCGGCAGCTGGTCCAGCAGCAGCCTTCAGGTCCTTCAATAATTTTCGGTAGTGCGCGGTCATCGCCTGCAACTGTTCGACCGAGTACTTGCGCGGCTCGTTGTCGGCCTCCAAGGCCTCGACGGCGGCCAAGCCGATGCGCGCGACGACGCCGGCGCGGAAGGATGCCGCCGTGGTGCCGCCGGGCCGGTTGCAGCCCTTTAGCTGCTTGAACACGTTGCGCACATCGAAGCGCAGGTGCGGGTGACTGCCGCGCGAGAGATAGTGGCCGGCGTCGTAGTCGCCGCCGGTGAGCGATCCGGCGCCGGCGCGGCGGCCGCAGTCGATGCAGGGCTCATCGCGATCGCGGAACCGCACCCAGGCGTTGAATGCCTTCTGGCAGTCTGCGACGTGATCGGCCTTACGCTTGAACTTTTCGAGCTTCTGCTGGGTGTCCTTGCGGTCGGCTTTGGCGGCGGCCTGGCGCTGCTTTTCGATCTTGGCCAGCGCTAGGGCGGCGCCGCAGTCGGGCGAGCACCATTCGACAAATGGCTGATCGGGCACGAACTCCGCGCGGCAGGTGCGCACCTTGCACTTCTTCGCGCGCGCAGCCTTGGTGATGGCCTTCGTCACCTCGCGGGCTTCAATGCGCTCGCCGCGCGCGAACGATCCCGCTTTCATGGGGGCGCTGCGAGGCGGCATAGAGGATCGCTTCATAGCATCACCCGCCAATTCAATAGCAAAAAGCTATCACTTATTGACTCAACTTGCGTAATAATATTTACAACAACCTCAAAAGGCCGAGCATGTCGCATACCATTCAGGAGGCCTACCATGGCTGGGATATCACCGTCCGATGCAACCACATCGCAAGCAAAGTCAACCACCCACCGAGATACACGGCTATTGCCGAGGCCGAATTGCAGGCTGGCGAAGACCCGGGTGCCTGGGTAGATCCGCGAATTCAGGTTCTGAGCACTGGCGGCCGAAGCTTTCCAACCGGCGATGCATGTATTGGCGCCCTTCTCGAAGAGGCTAAGCAACTGATTGACGCATTGCGTCGCTGATCGCTTTTGGGGTGCGGTGCCGGGCTTCATGGGTGAGCGGCGCATCATGCTAAGATTTTCCATTTAGAAAGAAAATCATGGCTAACTGCCTCGAACTCCTCTGCTGGATTGAAAAGCATCCCGGCCTTGCTTCGTGGCTTCAGGCGATCGGCGCGCTGATAGCACTCGTGATCGCGATCGGTGTTCCGTGGAAGCAAAAGGCAGATTCGCTGCGAACGGCTGCAAAGGATGATGCGGACCAAGTGAAGTACTTGCTTAGAAACTTGCTCGACGAGATGACTGTTGTATCCAGCGGATTCGCGGAACAAAATGGAAAGTTGCTTTTGGAGACGCCCACCGGTGAGCCATTTTTGTACATCATTCCGTTGATGGAACACCCTTTCCTTATTTATGAAGCGTCCACCGCGCGGCTCGGGCAGATACCAAATGACGAACTCCGTCGACTCCTGATCACTTGCTATGGACACTCTGGCGCATTTGTTTCGAGCGTAAAATTCAATAACGTTTTGGTGGAGCGGTTTGAGGAAGCAAAATATTTGTCTGCAATTCATGGCGACTTCGTGCATAGCGAATTGCGCAAAACCCGCTATGAAATTCTCGCGCACTACGGCGACGCCCTGAAACGGTCCTACTTGAACGCAACTCAGAAGATGCAATTGGCTCAAACCGCCCTTAAATCGGAGCTCGGCCTGGATTGAATAACTGTTCACGACTTCACCGCCAGCGCCCGATCAACGAACGCCTCGCGCTCCGCATTCGGCAACGCGGTGAACGCCTTCAGCAGGCGGTTCAGGCGCGGGTCGCGGCGCATCAGGGCGCCGTTGTAGCGGTCGGTGTCGGCCTGGTTGCGGCTACCGCGCGCGTGCGCTTGCTGCGTGGCTTCGCGCAGGCGCTCCTTGCGGCTCAGGGCTGCGTCGTCATATCGCAACTGCGTCATGGCCGCGCTCCCAGTGCCAGCGCCACATCGGCGCGCTTGCCGGCCACGCCGACCAGCTTGCAACCAGGCGCCGTCGCGTGGAAGTACTTCAGCTGCAGCAGCGTGCCGCCGGCGTGGACGAAGCCGGCCGCCAGCAGGCGCTCCATCGACGGAAGGTCGCGGCGGTTCACCAGGTATTCGTTGCGGAATCCCCAGCGCAGGCGCGGGTGGTGCGGCGTCGCGCCCAGCATATGGCGCAGGATCTCGATATCCTCCGGCAGCAGCGCGGCCGCGCGGTCGACCTCCTGGCAAGCGACGCACTTTCCGTGCTGGGCCAGCTGCTTGGCCGTGGCGGACTTGCCGCAGGCGCAGCGCTTCGGGATCAGCGCGCCGGTGGTTGTTTCTTTGTTGATGGCGCGGTGTTGCCGCTCGGTGCGGCTTAGGTCATACATCATGTTATTCTGTCCTTTTTAACAATACGGAGTTCATATGCGTTACAGCTATATCGCCAAGGGCGAGCCGTGCACCATCGAAGTCGAATTGAGTAGCGATCGAGTCGTAGCAACGATCTATCGCGACGGCCCCGAGACAGAGATTCTCAGTGTCTATAACGCAGTCATCGACACGTCGCGCGGCTTTCCTGATCCCGAGGTGTTTGGCGAACAGGTTGCAAGGGACGCTCTTGCTGACTATGAGGTTAGCGTGGACCCGCGAGTTGAAATTACCGCTTACTCGGACGGATTGAAACGCTTGCCTTGAGGTTGGCACGATCACGCTTCCCCCAGCCGAATTGCGCACCCTGGCGCGAAATCGACGCGACCAGAGCGCTTGCGCAGTTCCTTTACCATTTCTGGATCGCCGGTCGCTAGCAGCCCTGCGTCAACGATCCACTGCAAGCGCGAGCTCAATCCATACCTCCCCAAGTCGCGCAGTGGCACATTCACGGCCAGCGCCAGATGCAGCGGGTAGTTCTCCAGCCGGTACCCATACTCCGGCGCCGCGTAGATGCGCACACTGGCCAGATCGCCCGCGATCGCCTCGACAACGCCCGGTAGCATTTGTGTGTAGCGCTGCTCGCCGCCTTCGATCATGCAGAAGCAACGCAGGCTGGTGACCATGCCGACGCGCCAGTAGGCGCGAGCCTCACCGTCGAAATCATGGCGGCGCGCGGCCGGCGTGGTCACCGGTTGCGCGAAATCGAATGCGAGCTGGGCGGCGGTCATGCTGCGCTCGCAATCTCGCGCTCGTGCTTGAAGTTGGCAAGAATCAGGGCCTTCGCCATCGGTGGGCACACGGAGTTCCCGCACATGCGCACCTGGGCTGATTTCGTCAGGCTCAAGCCCTGCTCCGGATCGTCGCCGATGATGTAGTTATCGGGGAAACCCTGGGCCCGGAACAGTTCGCGCGGTGCCAGCATGCGCAACCCGATGTCGACGATCTGATAGTCCTGGCCGTGGATCGTGACCAGGCCGAAGCGGTCCTTGCTCGTGACCGTGTTCAGCGGATCGTCGATGTTGTTCGTCTCGCTTGCGCCGTAGTAGGCAAGCAGGAAGGCGCGCACCTCGGCGTGGTGCTGGCCGCCAGCACTGACCGTGCCCAGCGGCTCGTCCGTGCCGGACGCGGTACTCGTGCCGCGCAGCTTTACCAGGTTGCTTGTCATGACCGCATGTCGGGCCGACGCCGTCACCGTCTTCATTGGTTCCCGCATGTCGGCGGCGCGAGCCTCGTTTCCTTTTTGACCGTACAGCGATTCGATATGGGCAGTGACGATTCCCATGGCGTTCCCGGTCCCGGGCCGCGCTTGCTGGCCGCCTGCGGTCACTGTGTGCAGTGGCTCATCAAGGCCGCTACCGACTGCGCCGGAGCGAAATTTAGTGACGTGCGCCGACACCATGCTGAAGTGGCCGCCCTTGACCTGAGCACAGATCGTGCGCAGCGGTTCGTCGATCGGCATCACGCGCTGATTGCTCGCGTTGGCGTGCTCGGTCAGCAGCGCCGTCACCAGGCTATGGTGGTCGGACGATGTCACGGTGCCCAGCGGGTCATCCAGATCGGAGCCGACGACGCCGGTGTAGTGCTTCGCCAGAAAAGCCGTGGCCATGGCCTTATTGCCGCTGGCGACGACGGTGCCGAGCGGTGTTTCGATGTCCTGCACGCCCTGCCCCCAGCGCTTCACACCGGTAGGCGAAACCTCTCCGTGGGCCGCATCGATCAGTGTCGCTGACACAAGGGCGTGGCGGTTCTCGGTGGTCACCGTCTTCACGGGCTCGTCCGGAGACTGACCTCGGGCGTCTTTCGGGCGCTTGTCGCTGTAGTACGGCGACAAGAAAGCGGTAGACAGCGCCTTCTCCCCGCGATTCGCACCGGTGATGGTGCGGAACGGCTCCAAGATCGAATCACTGCGATCGCCGCCCTGGTGCGTCACCGGCACGATCGACGGCACGACCACGGAGCGATGGTTTTCAGTCGTGAGCGTGCCGAATGGGTCATTGACCGATTTCGGCTTGCCGCTGTAGATCGGGCCGCCCTGCCCCACAATGAACGGATTTGCGGAGTCGACCACGTACCGCATGATGCCCTTGGCGATGCGGCGCAGCGTGGCCTCGGCCAGCGGCTTCTTGCGCGTAAAGATCGATGGGCACTCCAGCGACCAGTCGATGCACTCGGCGGCCGTGCGGTAAGGCTTCAGCTTGCCGGTGCGCACGCCGATACTGCCCGGTGCGCCGTGCGTGGGCGCAGGCCACTGGATCGGAATGCCGTCACGGCGCGCCACCAGGAAGAACCGCTTGCGGATTGTGGGCGTGTCGTGGTCGCAGCCGCGCAACTCGCGGTGGTCGACCGTGTAGCCATGGCCCTCCAGTTGGCGGATGAAGCTCTCGAACGTCTTGCCCTTCTTTGCGGGATCCGGCTTTGCGTTGCCGTCGGCGTCGACAATCAGCGGACCCCACGTTTTGAACTCTTCGACGTTTTCCAGCATGATCACGCGCGGCTTGCACTTCGCCGCCCAGCGCAGAGTGACCCAGGCCAGACCGCGAATCTTCTTCTCGACGGGCTTGCCGCCCTTGGCCTTGCTGAAGTGCTTGCAGTCCGGCGACAGCCAGACCAGACCGACGGGCTGGTTGTTCGTCACTTTGATCGGATCGACGTCCCAAACGCTCTCGCACAGGTGCTTCGTGTGCGGGTGGTTCGCGGCGTGCATCGCGAGGGCTTCGGCATTGTGGTTGATGGCGATATCGACCGGGCGCCCGAAAGCCTGCTCCAGGCCGGTCGACGTCCCGCCGCCGCCGGCGAAGTTATCGATGATCAACTCGCTTCCCAGGTCCAGAGCCATGGTGAAATCATCGCGCCTCATGCATGCGCTCTCGGCGCGCCGAACAGCGCAGCCACCAGGCTGTCGCGGACAGGCGTAATGCGGTGCATGACCGGCTTGAAGCCGGCGGCGTCGTCGCGCAGCAGGTGGACGTGGCGCGTCGGGTCCTTCAGTGCTTGCGCCAGCAGGGTTCCATCGGGGCGCGTCTGACGCTTCGGCAGGCGGTATGCGCGCAGGTCGGCCAGGTACTGATCAATGGCCGCATGGTCGGTGGTGAGGCGGTAGATGGGTGCCGGCTGGCCGACGGTGCCGGTGGTTTCGCTGACGATCGCAATCAGGCCAGCGATGCGCAGATCGCGCATGTAGTTCTTCCCGCCGGCGTGGGTCATGTGCAGGAAGTCGGCGGCCTGCTGGACGGTGATGTCGCGCCGCGCGAGTTCGGCGATCAGGCTGGCCATCATGGTGATGCGGTGCTGGGAGCGGGCTGGTAGCGTCATGGTTGCGATCCTTTCGGCGCCAGCTCGTCGACTGCCGCGCGCAGCTTCTGCTCGTTCAGGCGGTGCTTACTGCGAGCCTGATCCTTGTCGGCGGCCGGCGCGGCGATCTTCGCCTTGTCGGTGTCGCGCCAGTCCTTGGCGGCCGCGACGACCTTCGTGCTTTTGTAGAGGTCCGTCATGGGTTCGGCCTCGCGTTTTTCTGATGTGATATCATCGTTTCCTCTGTAGTTGCTGTACGAAGCCGGCCTGGACGCCGGCTTTTCTTTTATGCGCGCTGCCCGGCTTGCTGGCCGGAGCGGTCGCGAATTTCTTGAACGCCGATGCCGAAGTGCTCGTGGATGAACAGGATCAAGTTCGACGACAGCGGCAGCTTGTTGTGGCGGAGCTTGCTGACGTAGGCCGGGTCACGGCTCATCTCGCGCGCCAACTCCGCGTCGTTCTTCAGGTCGTGCTCAGCGAGCAGGAAGTCGAGCAGTTTCGCGACGGTGCCAGCCTGGCAGGAAGCGATCACGGTTTGCATAGGGTCAGCGCCTCCGCTTCCGTGAAACCTTCCTTCTTCAGCGCCAGATACATGACCCGCGCACGGCGCGCTTGATACTCAATGAACTGCACCTGTGCCGCCCAGTCGTCGCTCGCGTCGCGCAGAAATCGCGCTAGTTCCGCCTTGGTCTTTTCGCGCTGGCTAGGCGGCAGCGCAGCCACCGATTGCAGCGCTGGCTTGTCGTCCTCGCGATCTGTCATGGTGGTGTTCCGGCAGCGGCGAGGATGGCGCGGGCGAAACTGATTGGAAGAATGTAGCCGCCGTCCTTGTTTGCTTCGGCGCTGCGTGTCGTCGTCGCTATTCCGATGATCTGTTCATCGGTTAGCGTCATTGCTGTGTTAGGAGCGGTGGGCGCGATGGCGGCTTGCCATGATTCCCAAATCCAGTTAGTTGCGTGGGCAAAATAACGAGACTGGGTATTTGGATCGCGGCGCATGTCGAACCGCCCACTGAACTTACTTTCAAACTCAGCTCTCTGCCCGGTCTTCGCAGCATTGGCGACTGCTGGCGCGGCGCGGATGATGCGCTCGCCCTGGTGACGATGTGCGAGGTTGCTCATTTCCTCGTCGGTGGCCTGCGACAACGGCAGGACCGACGCCAGGGTCAGCGTCGGCAGCGCGCCCGCTGGATTGCTTTCTGGGCTATTCACAATGCCACCTCCGCCAAGACCGAATCCTTCCACTTCACCTGCTGGATCGGCGTTCCGTTGCCGTGCGCCTTGCCCGTGTCCAGCACCACTGCGTGCGGCCGGCCTTTGGCCGTTGGCACCCAGTGTTCGCCGATGCGCTCTTGCAGGCCGGCGTCGGCCAGCGCGCGGTTCATCGTGTGAGCTTTGACGCAGCGACGATTCCCCAGCTCAGTGGGCGTGAAGCAGATTTCTTGATCGGGCGTCGGCAGGTGCTGCTGGCCGGCCAGCGCGAGCAGGTTCACGCCCGTTTGCGCGGTGGCGATCTGGTTCGCGCCGATGGCAGCAGCGTTCTTGTCGATGCCGCAGCAGCGCAGCGCGCGCACCAGGGCGGGCATCATACCGGCGGCGATCATCACAGGCGGCTTGGCCGGCGCGACGCGCTTCGGTGCCGCCGGCGCGGCCAGCTCACCGGTGGCCACGGAGTCGAACGTCCGGATCACCTGCAAGTGAAATTTGGCACTGATCCACATGGCGTAGGCGTAGACCAACTCCTTGCTGACGAACGTGCCGGGCGCACGGCCGCCGTTGATGGTCACTATGGGATTTCCCATACCGCCCTGTTCGTTGTTCAGTTCCGCGAGCAGCGCGGCGGTGGAGTCGAGGCGAATGAACTGCGCTGGCTGGTGGCGCGTCTCGGCACCGGCTGCCTTGTGCAAGTCGTTCAGCGAGAAGCGGCCGGCATCGTCGGCGCGGATCGGCACATCAGCGATCATCAGGTTGGTCATCGTTTCGTCCTTTGGTGGAGCGCCGCGCTGGGCGTGGTTTGAAATCAGTTCAGGAACGCATCGGCCGCAACGCGCCGCGACTCACCCGGCGCGTGCCCTGCCCTGGGAACGAGAAGGCCCGGCGCAGGCCTGCACCCGGCCCTTCCGCCCTGCCCGGCGTGCGGATACGATTCTGGTGTGCGGTCGCAATGCTGATGCCGGCCTTGCGGAGGAATCCGCTGATGCTGACGTCGATCGCGGCGCAGTGGCTTTGCAGGGTGGCCTGCTCCTCGTCGCCGAGGTAGACCTTGACGACGTTCAAGCGGGGGTCCGGCTTGGTACGTTGGCTGGTGGTGTTCATGGTGATGCTCCTATAGTGATGCGTGCTTCAGGATTTAAACCGGCAGGTCTAGGGCCGGCGGGGTTACGAATTCGGCTGTTGGGCTGGCGCCGTCAGCCAGGCAGGCCGCCGTTGTTGGCGCCGCCCGGTCCGACGCCGATGACGTCGCGGGATACGCGGAAGTTGTCGCGGCGCTCCTGGCGCATCTCTTCGATCAGCGCGCGGACCTGGTTCAGCAGCTCGGCCTGCGCGGGGTCGGCGAAATGCTCGGGCTGCGGCATCAGGAAGCCGGCGCGCAGCATCGCCGCGTTGGCTGTAGCTGTGCGCTCGGTGACGCGCAGGATGCTAGCCTCGGCCTTGGCGACGGACGCTGCGAGCTGCTCCACCTTTACCAGCGCGGCATCCACCGATGCGCTGTCGACGTCGATCTTGAGCGACAGGAGGCTGTCAGCATTTTTCGCGGGACGCGGCACGTAGCCGAGCATCGACATGAAGCGGTTGATAGCGGCTTTCATGCGACTTCTCCAGCGAGTTTGTGCGAGGTCGCGGCGGCGGACGGATGCGCACCCGCCGTGCAGGCCGTACGGTGCAGATCGGTGATTGCGCGGAGCGTGCTGCCCTTGCAGTCATCCTGTCCATTGAGGATGCGATTGACGGTCGGCTGAGATGTGCCAATTACCTCGGCGATTTTCACTTCGCTCCAGCCGGTGGCGTCTTTGATCTCCGCAAGGAGTGTCGAAATATTCTTGTCCATATCCGCACTCTATACGCGAATGGATAGGTAGTCAATACCCGAATGAATAGAAAGTATCAAGAACCTATACACGAGCGGATAATTCGCACATGACAATTGCAACCAGACTTGATGAAGCGATGAAAGCCGCGCGGATACCGTCACAGGCCGCCTTGGCGCGCGCCTCGGGCGTACCGCAGCCGACTATCAATCGGATTTTGAAGGGTTCTGGAAAGAACGGCCCTGAGACTGGGACGTTGTCTAAACTAGCCGCCGCATGCAATGTGACGTTCGAGTGGCTACAGGGTGGAATCGGCCTACCGACCAGAAATAACGCCGGCAGCCAACAGACGGCTGCGGCGCCGAAACCAACTGCGGCCGACAGCTCGGAAGGCTACTCCCTGTCAGTAGAGAAGCTTTTGCTCATCAACGCGATTGACGAGCGCGAGGCCATGATTCTGCGACGCTACCGAATGGCGAACGCTGTTGGCGTGGAAATGATTGAGGCTGCTGCTGCCAATGCTCCCCGAAAGAACTTGGGCGCTGTTACTAGCGACGAGACGCAGAATCGTCTTCCTGGGACGAGCGACGGCCATAGCCTCTAGCATAGGGATCATCCCCTGTTGGAACTCGTCGGACATGTTCCTATATGCCTTCATGGCGCGGTCAATCTCGTTCATTTGGAGCAATTCAAGTATTTGATCGGCAACAATACGCCTAAATCTCCACCCGCAAACTAACGAATTGTCACACTATCGTTTTATTTTTGTAATAGTTGATCTGCGAGGTTTGGGCGGATCAGGAAATTCACATTCAGGCTGAAGGCTCCGGCGGGGTCACGATTTTCAATTCGGCTCGCGGTGGACGAGGATGCTTCTTTGCAACCTCCTCCATCATCTTGACCATCGCGGTCAATGCGTCATCATCCATCTGTTCCAGCGCAGCTCTTGCCCTTTGCTCATCCGAATGTCTCGGATCGTTACATGTCATTGTCGTACTCCTTACTGTTGTTGGTGTGATCCCAATATACGCGGAATGTAACAGTAATACTCATTGGAAATTAATATTGCACCTAGACATGCTGCTTGCGGCGTCTATCGCGCCAGTGAATTGTGAAATTCCAGTTTAGGCTGTGACAGCAAAAATTTGACGCCAATTTGGCGTCAAAACAACACAAGGTTTCCAGCGCAGGTAAAAATCGCGCGATGACGATTCCAAAGAAGCAAGATGACCAGGTTCGAATCAGCCTGCGAGTTTCATCGAAACTACACGCCGAACTACTGAAGGCGGCCAAGTACAACGGACGGTCCCTGAACGACGAGCTGATCGAGCGAGCCCGCGCGACGCCGGTCGCCGAACTGCTCCAGGCGATGGCCCGCGAGAACGCCGAGCTGAAGGCCATGATCAAGGAAATGCACAGCATCGCTACTGGCAAGTGATGCAACAATTGGATAGATTTCCAGTTGTCAATTTTTCATATAATCGAAACAAGTGTCGCAATGATGCGCCTTCCACGTAGATAAATATGAAAAACATAATAGCAATTCTGATTGCCCTCTCTATTTTGTCCGGATGCGCTGCCACGAACTATAAATTAGCTAGGGGTCATGCAAACGACGTAAAAAATGGAATGACCATCGCTGAGGTGATTGCCATTCTTGGCATACCTCCAACCGACCGGGACGCAACGCACGTCGAATGGCGTCGCGGCAACGCCCAGACCTACGACGGTACAAAAAACGGCTCTGTTCGCTACCAATTATTGAACGGCAAAGTCGTCGATGTTCCAGAAGGTGGAATTTTCAGTCCCGCCGCCGCTGAGAAATCTCGATTGGAACGCGAGCAAAGACAGGCGATTGAGGATGCGAAATGGCTTGCTGATCAGGAGGCAAAAAGTATCGCTGCAGCCGCAAGAGCGAAGGAGGAGGAGGAGGCGCGCAAAGCCGACGCAGCGAAGTTGCGTGACCAACTGGAGAGAGAAACCACAGCGGAGCGTCGTTCGTCGTACACGTGTTCAGACAAAGCGACCTGTACGAAAGCCTTCGCGCTCGCGCAAATATTTGTTAGCAATAGTTCCGATCAGAAGATACAGGTCGCGACAGACACAATCATTGAGACCTACAACCCGACTGACGTAGGAAAGCTCGGGATAAAGATAGTGAAAACTCCGAGTCGCGGGACGACCGAAGTTATCTCGGTGTTCCCGAGCTGTAAAGAGAGCGAGTTTTCTCCCTTACTGTGTAGCTTGCGGCGGACGCTGGCATACGAGAGCTTCCGACCATTCATTGAGAACGCGTTATCTCGGTGACGCGCCACGAGCCTAGCCAATGATCCAACTTGTAAAAAAAAGGGACAACTCAGTATGAAAACTTATTTTTCCCCGTTGGTCTTGGCAGTAGTGACACTGCAAGCGTCGGCCGGTTGCGTGGCGCTCGATTATCAAGAAATGAAGGATATGAACGCAGGCGAGCTGGTGGAGGCATGGTGCGGCGTCCGTCAGGCACTGAATCAGAACGTCACCGACAGCATTGAAGCGCTTAGCCGCAAGCGCCCTGCTTCCGATGCCGCGACCAGTCAGGACCAATTCGATCAATGCATGGGACAAGCCAAACGCATCGAGCGCGTACTGGGCACTAAGGGTGTAGCTCAAAAAGATTTGCTGGGAAAGTGCAAAGCTAAGGGTAAATGACCTGTACCCATCTGCGGCGCTGAGTTGGCCACGTAAGAACTAGCCCGCGCACCATCCACCACCAAAGGACCACATGACCACCGCCACGCCCTGCCCTATCTGCAATGCCGATCTGCCGGCCGGCGCCACTGAATGCGAAGCTTGCGCCGAAGTCCGCCTTCGCGGGGATGAGCCGATTGTGGCCACCGGTGGGACGAAGGGAGGCCTGGCCAGCGACGAACTGATTGCCAAGGGCGGCACGCGCGGCGGCATCATCGATGACGAGCTGCTGGCCAGAAGTGGCAAGAGCGGCGGCCTGGTGGGTGACGACATCGAGCTGGCATAAGCAATAGCACGCGCACCATCGGATGGTACCGATATGCGTAACTGCTGCAAGGAATAAGATGAAAAAGAAAATAGCGGCAATTTTGATTTTGTTGGCTCCGATCACGGCGTACGCCGGCTACGTGAGTGGTAACGACCTGCACGATTCCCTTCTCGCATTTGAACGGTTTCAGTCTGGACGTAACTTGACGAATGACGGCAATGAAGTGATTAAACTAACCGGCTACCTAATGGGCACTGCAGATTCTTGGAATGGGATCTCTTTCTGCACCACGCCCGGAGTAACCGTTGGCCAGATTGCCAACATCACTCGAAAACATATGGAATCGATGCCCGAGAACTGGAATCAGCCGGCGGCGTATTTGGTGGTTGATGCACTTGCGAAGGCATTTCCTTGCAAAGCAACAAAGTAGGTCCGATAGCACACGCACCATCCGATGCGACTAACGAATCCGAGATAATGGTAATGGAGCAAAGCACCGCAGAAGCGACAGCAAACGTCCAGCAATTGTTTGGCCTTGGCCCGCCGACAGCGCAGGCGAACGCCATTTTCGTATCCTTGCTGGAGCGCCTAAAGACCGCAGCAGCATCTTCCGATCCGTCGCAATTTGATGCCATCTTAGAAATCATGGATCGTATGGCAGCGGAAATCCAGGTTGCGTTGCCGGATGTGCCGCTGCTGATGGAACTGAACAACGAGTTGCTGCGGATACAGGCGGCGCGCATGAATAAGGCGGCAGCAGACATCGCGCGGGCGGGAAATACTGATGAGTTCGGATTTGACCCAGCTGCACAGACGGCAGAATTCGAGACTCGTGCAAACAGAATAAATACCCTCGCAGCGAAGAAAGTTGCGCAATTCAATGCCCTGACCGCTCTAGTCTTGGCAATCACTCGCACCACCGGCGGCGCACAACCGCCAGCTCCGCCAGTTGACAATGGGAAGAATGGTGAGGATGATGAAGGCATGCTAAAACGAATTGAAAAACTCGAGCTCGACGTTGGCGCCATCAAAACAGATGTCGCGGTGATCAGGTCGAACTACGCGAATAAAGAAGATATTGCCGGCGTGAGGACTCAACTTACCGAGGCGAGACTTGTATTTGCGACTAAGGAGGAGATTCACAAAGAGATGAATTTGCAAACATGGAAGCTCATCGGCGTGGCTGCAGCTCTGGTTGCAGCCGTCTACTTCTTGTCAAAACCAAGTCCTAGCGCCACCTTGTCAACCGCCACGACGCCAATGCAATCAGCGTCGCCGATAGCGACCCCACCTGCCGGCACAAAGTAACTCACCGGTCCGCCGCGCGCGGGCTTTTTTATGCATGGTGCCGGCTGCGCACCATCCAATGCAAGCGCAGAATTTAGGGGCTCCTGGACTGCGGGTCGGAGCCCGATTACGTTAGCTGTGGTGACAATTCGCGAGTTTCCCCGCCCCAAGAAGACGTATACTCGGTAAATCATAGTGAGCGTTCTAGCGCTCAAACTTATGAACTGGGGGGGGCAATGAAGGCACAAGTCCGCAATAGCAACGATAATTCGAAAACGCCAGATATCCATGCCAGCCATGCAGCGCCGTCAACTTTTATTCAAAGTTTGAGCGAATCAAGCCGCCCCAATGTTCGCGAGGCGGCTATGGTGTTGCAGAAACAGCATCAGGTGATGAGGTCATCTCCGAAAACTCTAATACTCCAACAAAAAGCAGCTCTAATGGCTGCCAGCCCGTCTGCGAGTTCATTAAATGAATTGCGGAAGGCGCTTCCTGTTCAGCGTCGACCTGGTTTAGGTTCTATATCAAGTATTCCTTCGATCCCAGCAGGAATAGCTCCCGCAGAAGCAACCTCCAGTCAAAAACAACCGGTTCAACGATACACTGAAACCGAATCGACCCATATTGCTGACGACGACAGAATCTGGGCGGCGCGGACACGAATGGGAATCACAGCGCGCTCCTACATGCATCACAATGTTGGTGTGGATTTCAATAATGCGAATAATTTTCATCGGAGCGCGTCGAATTCACACGCCGAAATACTGGTGTCCGCTATATATCTAGCCTCCAGAGGAGATTCTGAGGATCTAAACATTATCACCGAACGTCAGCCCTGCGGGGCATGTGAAGATGACCTCCGAAATATTGAAGATGAAGCGGACCCAGAGCTCGAAATTAGAGTCGACTACTTCATACCCCACGACGCTGGAGCAAACGGAGAAGATTTGATCGATTACTACAACACTCAAGGTCGCAATTTATAAAAACGCTCTGCGTGATCCAGGTGATACTGACCGGACCACCGATCGCCGATAGGCGGGAATGACTCCCTCGCCGCAAAAGGCCCCGCCAGCCGGGGCATTTTTTACCCAGAATGCGCCTCGCGCGCATTAGATACTTCACGCGCTCTATACAGATACAGTTTCTTATAGAAAAGAAATTCTCCTGTAGCCTCGCTCCGCTCGGTTCCGAGCTGGCGCTCGGGCGCTCGCTCCCCGCTCGCTTGTCGCACGCTTCCGCGCGCTCCTGTACCCTATTCCCTTCGTCTTTTTCAACTTTAATCTTGCCCCTTTAGCCCCGAGCGGAGCTAATAGCGCGAGCACGTACGCGTAGCCACTGCATCCTTCAGGCGTTAGCTCGACTCACATGCGCGAACGCACGTGCGAGGCACCATCCGACAGACTTTCGGGTACGCGGCTCTCTCTTCGCCACCGCGTGCGGATCTCACCCTTGCCCCCCCAGTTTTCCCAGGTAGCCGTTCCGCCTATCCCCCACCGCCGGTTTCTGTTCTTCCCGGTGGGCGGTCGCAAAAATCACGCGACGAAAATATTTTATCAAAATTTATCCATTCGCGTATTGATTTTTCTATCCATTCGCGTATAGTTCAATCCATCGACACACCAACAGCGATGGAGAACGAAATGTCCGCAGCCGAAATGAAAGCCCTGACCGACGCAGCCGCAGCTGCTGGCGACGTAGTTCCGCAGTTCGACTTCACGACCGTGGCCGCTCCGGCGTCGCTGGGCTGATCGCCATGACCACCACCCACCCAAGCAAAGAGCAGGTCCGAGCACTAATGGCGCGGCACCGCGCCGACCGCACACCACCGCTGTCGCCGGAACAGTTCCGCCAGCAGCTGGGCTGGAAGCTGCTGCCGAACAACGCCGGGAGCAAAGCATGAACGCGCCAGTCTCCGCCGCCCTGCTCCAGCTGATGGCCGGCAATGTGGCGCCAGTCACGTTTGCGCAGCCGCAAGTCCCTGCTGGCATGCGGCAGCTGATGGCGGGTCACCTTCTCCGTGGAGTGTACGTCGACCTGTTCGGCATGGCGGATGTTGAACAAGGTTGCACCGTTGAAGCCGTGGCTCCCTCCGGCACACGCTTGAACTTGGTGAGCTTTTTCTCGCATGCCGAGCTCGCCGGCATGGAGCGCGCCGTTGACCGTGCCGGCGTCGAAGCGCGCGCGGCCAGCAGGAACGAGGATCGCGCCGATCGCCGTGCATGGGACAAGGCGGCGATGCCGTGAGCTTGGCCTGACCTGCGCCAGGTGTGCGCAGGGCCAACAGTGGAGGCGGCCGGTTGTTGCTGGTCGAGCAAATGCGCAGAGCCAGCGCCGTACATACGGCACCGCACACGCTAGCCGCCTCCCCTGTTGGTTGCCGCATGACCGGACCCGGACGGCTAGAACCCGCTCCCGGAAATCCCGGTGAAGTTGAGCCGGCAAGTCTGTAAAGGCGAAGGTAGCCCGGCACCACACGCAGCGACCGGCGAACGCGGTCCCAAACAACGAAGTTACCCAGGAGAGCACGATGAATTGCAACTGCGTCAAGCGTACCGAAACCAATCTGGCGGCAGCGCCTTTCATCGTCGAGAAAGCTGGCACCGGCATCACCGTGGAGTGCATGGCCACCGGCTTTCAAATGACCGATGACATGGACTTGATCAGCACCATCAACGTCCCGTTCCGCATCCGTGGCACCGGCAAGGGTTTCAGCAGCGCCAACGGCAAAACAATGCCTTTCGTTGCCAGCTTCTGCCCGTTCTGTGGCCGCACCGCCGGCGCAGGCAAGTACACCGTCGGTGAATACGACGGCCTGGTCGCCACCACTCCAGCAGGTGCAGCATGAGCGCCGCCAACCACATGACCGCCGGCCGCGACTCGCGTCTCGCCGTCTACTGGGCGATGGATTACGCCTACGCCGACAGCGGCCTGTTGGAGCACCTGACCGGCGGCAATCTGGACGCCAGCGACCGCGTGCCCACCGGCAGCACCTACGCCCTGCGCGAGATCGAGCGCACGAACCGCAACGCGCCGGCACCGAAGCTGGTCAGCCGCGAGTTCGCCGGCGCGATCGCCGGGTGCGCCCTCGCCTTGTGCAGCACCGCGCAAGCCTCGTGCATCGACAAGTTGCGCGCTGACCTCGATGTCTTCAAGGAAGAGGCGAAGCGCGTGGTCTGGCTGGCCGACGCCGCGAAGATCGACAACCTGCGGGTGATGGTCGGTACCGCAAACGACGGCAACAACGGCGAATACGAGCCGGCCAGCGACCTGGTGCGCGTCAATGCCCGCGTCTGCGACCTGCCGAAGCCGCGCCGTGATTTCGTCCTGGCGCACGAGGTCGGCCACGCTGTCGTGCTGGCCTTGTATCCGGAAATGCTGGAGGAAGTGCGCAGCCGCATCTACCGCCACGGCACCGCAGTGCATGAGGATCTGGCCAACCAGTACGCCGCCCGCATCTACCCGCGCGCCGAGGCCGCTGAACTGCTGAACCTGTGGGACGAAGGTTGCGCCGCCGGCTACGCGATCCAGTGCGAGCACGCCAAGAGCTGGCGCGCCGGCATGGCCCGATAACCATGGAGCGAATCATCATGAAAACCTCGAATCTGACCACGCGTCTGCTGTTCGGCGCGCCGGGCGACTTTTGCAGCCGCCACCCTCGCCTGATGATCGGCGCCGTATGCCTGCTGGTCCTGCTGGCGCAATGGCTGGTCGACCTCGCAATCCCGCCGCTGGTGGCGCCATGACGACCGCTGCCTACACCGCCCTGCAAAAGCAGGTCGCGCTTCTCAGTGGCGGCCGCGCGCTGACCGGGCTGAACCTACGGGTGCTGGAAATCGCACTCGAAGGCATGAACGTTCCGCCAGAGCGTCGCCGCGAGACGATTCAAGCAGCGATCCAAGCCGGTCGCGACCAGGCCGAGGCGCGTCGCGCTGCACTTAAAGGAGTCGCCGATGAAAATCCGTGACGCCGTGACCACCACCCTGCTCCTGCTGGTGATCTTCCTGGGCTACGCCTACATGCAGCACGCCGACGCCGAAAGCGCGTGCCGCGACCAGGCGGTGATTTACGGGAGGACCACGTGAGAGCCCTCCTCGCCGATATCGCCGGCGCCGCGCTACGCAACCTGCGCGCCGGCCACCGCCCGCAACACGCATTACGCCTTGCCCTGCTGAACGCAGCTTTAACGAAGTTGAACCGGAGATATAAATGAACGCACCAACGAATCAGAACGCCCTGGCAACCCGCGAAGGCTTCGGCGAATCTCAGGCCACTTTCGCCGTGCAGGAAACTGCATCGACGATGGCGGCCGCTCAAGGCAAGGCCATGGTAGAGGCGCGCTATGTGATGGCGATGCGCAACCCGCGCAACTGGGACCAGGTCCGACTCGACATCCTGAGCGAGTGCCGCCGCCCGTCTTTCGCCAACAATAAGAGCGTCTACTACGTGAAACCCATCGGCCAGGGCGTCGAAGGTTTGGGCATCAGGTTTGTCGAATCGGCGCTGCGCCACATGCGCAATGTTCTGATCGAGCCAACCCTGACGTTCGAGGACGAGAGCAAGGAAATCTTCCGCGTCTCCGTGACCGATCTGGAAGCAAACATTACCCACTTCTTCGACGCGAAGGTGCCGAAGACGGTCGAGCGCAGCAAGCCGATGGATGACGGCAGCTATATATCCATGCGTCGCAATAGTTGGAACAAGCCGGTCTACACCGTGCCGGCAAATGACGATGACCTACTGAACAAGCGCGGCGCGCTGATCTCGAAAGTCGTCCGCACGCTGGGCTTGCGCATTATCCCAGGCGATATCCAGGACGAGGCGATCGACATCATCAAGGCAATCCGGTTGGACGACGCGGCCCGCGATCCAGCCGCCGAGCGCAAGCGCATCGTTGACGCTTTCGGCGCCCTGGGCGTCAAGGCGACCGATCTGGTCGAGTACCTGAACCACGACCTCGACCAATGCTCGCCGGCCGAACTGGTCAATCTGCGCGGCATCTACAGCGCCATCCGCGACGGCGAAGCGACCTGGGCAACCGTTATGGAAAACAAAGCCAACCAGGATGAGGAAGGCAAGAAGACGCCGACCGCTAAACCGGCCGCGCCGAAGGAGCTCCAGCCGTGCACGCCGGAAGACTTCACCGCGAAAACGCCTGAGTGGCGCAAGGTCATCGCCGATAAGAAGAAGACTGCGGCCCAGCTGATCGCAACGATCAAAACCAAGATGACGCTCACTGAGGACCAGGAGCTGACTATCCACAGCTGGTCCGAAGAAGCGTAATCCGCCGCCGCACATACCCGATAACTACAAGGAAAAATTATGCAACGCGAAAATAGCCTGACCCGCCAGATTCACGACCTGGTCCAAGGAAGTCCGGATTGGCATCAATTCCGCCTGGAGCACGACGGCGCCAGCGAAGCGGCCGCAGCGCTGGGCCTGTCCACGAAAACCAAGCGCTCTGAATTGATCCGCATGAAGGCCACTGGCCTCGGCAAGGAATTCAGCGACTGGGTGCAGGAGAACATCCTCGACTACGGTCACCAGGTTGAAGCGCTGGCGCGCCCCATCGTCGAAGGCATCATTGGCGACGACCTGTACCCTGTCACCTGCTCTCTCGGCCACCTGAGCGCGTCCTGCGACGGCCTGACGATGTCGGAGGCGATCGCCTTCGAGCACAAGCAGTGGAACTCCGCCCTGGCCGCTTCAATATCGTCCGGCGTGCTGCCTGATGATCACGCGCCACAGTGCCAGCAGATCCTGATGGTCACCGGCGCCGAAAAGCTGATCTTTGTCGTGTCCGATGGCACCGCCGAGAACATGGTTCACATGTGGGTGTACCCGGACACAGCCTGGTTCGACCGCATCGTCGCCGGCTGGGAGCAGTTTGACCTGGACGTCGCTGCCTATGTCCCAACCGAAATCGTTGAGAAACCGGCCGCCGAGGTGATCATGGCCCTGCCCGCGCTGGTCGTCCAGACGCGCGGCGAGGTCGTGCAGTCAAATCTGCCCGCATTTCAGGCGGCGGCCACCGCTTTCATCGCCAAGATCAAGACCGACCTGGCCACCGACGAGGACTTCGCCAACGCCGAAGCGACGGTCAAGTTCTGCTCCGACGCCGAGCGCGACCTGGAAGCCACTAAGGCGTCCGTGCTGGGCCAGGCCGCCACCATCGATACGGTCATGAAAACTATCGACAACATAAAGGAGCAGCTGCGCTCGAAGCGCCTGGTGCTGGAGAAGCTGGTGGTCAGCAAGAAGCAGCTGATCAAGGAAGGCATCCTGGCCAAGGCGAAGGATGCCTACACTGAGCACGTCGCTGCGCTGGAAGTAGAGATCAAGCCGCTCCGCCTGACCGCGCCGGTGCCGGACTTCGCTGGCGCCATGAAGAACAAGCGCACGCTGGCCAGCCTGCAGGATGCCGTCGACACGCTGCTGGCCAACGCCAAGATCAGCACCAATACCACCGCCGCCGATTACCGCGCCAAGCAGGCATGGTGCAAGGAAAACGCCGCTGGCCACGGCGCCCTGTTCATGGACATGGCGCAGATCATCGCCAAGCCAATGGACGACTTCCAGCTCGTCGTGACGACCCGCGTCTCCGCGCACCTGGCCGCCGAAGAAAAGAAAGCGGCCGACCTGCGCGCCGAGATCGAGGCCAAAGAGAAGGTCCGGGCCGATGCGGTGATCGCTGAAGCGGCGCGCCTGGCGCAGATCGAAGCCGACAACGTGGCTGCCGCTGCCGTCCAGGCTGAGCGCGACCGCGTTGCGGCCGAAACGAAGGCGCAACTGGAGGAAAAGGGCAAGCTGGCGGCCGCCGAGCGCACCGCCAACGACCAGGCCATCGCCAAGCAGCAGGCCGCGACCCGCGAGAGCGCATTAGCCGCAGCAAACGCGAGCATCGCCAGCGCAGCCGCAGCGAACGTGGTTGCCGCCGGCCAGGCCGTAGCGCTGGCAGATCATGGCCACCTGGCGGACCTCGCCACTGATTTGGTGGCGGCCGGCCTGTTCGCGGACGTAGCGCCGGCCGACGCCGCACGCACGCCACCAACGCTGCGCCTTGGCCAGATCGGTGAGCGCCTGTGCTTCACCGTAACGGCCGACTTCCTGCTGTCGCTCGGCTTCGCGCCGGCGGCCACCGACAAGGCGGCCAAGTTGTACCACGACTCCGACTTCCCGCGCATCTGCGCCGCTATGCAGCGCCACATCGACGCTGTGCGCGTCAAGTACGCGGCCTAATCCGTCCACCACCACCAGGAGATTTCAATGTTATTCGACACCGTAGGCGGCCAGAGCAAAGTTACCAGCCAAAGCGTCATCGGCAAGTACTGGGGCGGAAAGATTGAGTCCGTGCGGCATCCAAAGTACAGCTACGGCTGCGATGCCCTCCCCAACGGCTGGGCAGAAATCACGGCGGCCGAATTCGCGCAGTCTATCTTTTTCCGCTATTCGCCGCAGGCCATCGCATGGTCGCGGACAGCCGAGGGTGATGCGCGCCTCTTCTTCATGCACAACGACACCGGCTTTGCTTTGATCGGCGACTACCACGCCAAGACGATGCGCATCTTTAAATTCGGATGCGAACACTCTTTCGATGGGGTCGAAGTCGGGCGCTGCCTTACCCGCTACACCTGCAAGAAGTGCGGCTTCGTCGAAACCGTCGATTCGTCTGACTAAAACCACCACCAGGAGATCACCATGAGCGCCACCCCATCCATCACCATGCAACCGGTCACCAGCTCGCAGATCGCGGCCATCGGCCACTGCGCTACCCTGAACGTGCTGGCCATCCAGTTCCCGCCGAAGAAATCGACCGGCGTGGCCGACACCTATCACTACCAGGGCGTCGACGCCGCAATGTTCGCCGAGTTCCTGGCCGCCGAGTCGCAGGGGTCGTTCTTCATCCAGCGCATCAAGAAGTTTCCGGAGCAGTTCCCGTATCAGAAACTGGATGCGGCACTGGCGCAGATCGACCCCGCAGTCCAGACACTGGCCGCCGACCACGCCCTGGCTTTGCAGATCAACGCTTCCTATAGCGAGCAACTGGCGGAAGGCCACCGCTACAGCCGTACGACGTTCAAGGACACCGGCTACCCGATCCTGCTGGGCGCCGACGGCAAGCGCAGCGTGTTCTGCGACCTGGACGATTGAGCGCGGCCATGGCACACGAATGCACCGAAGCGCACTTCCTGGGCGACGTAGCGCGGCACGAGCTGATCGCAATTCGCGACGATGGCGTGAACCGCCACATCCGTTTCAAGGAGCCGGGCACGATCAATCAATACTTCGACCTTATCACCTGGCCGGGCCACCTCTGCTACACCGGCGACATGGGCACCTACGTATTCGAGCGCACGACCGACATGTTCGAGTTCTTCCGCACGGACCGCCGCGACGATGGGGCGCTGCGCATCAACCTGGGCTACTGGACCGAGAAACTGATCGCGGTCGACGGCAATCGTGGCGGCGGCAAGGTGAAGGTGTTCGACGAGGATAAATTCAAGCGCGTCATTAATGATTACCGCGTCGGCTGGATGCGCGATGCAAAGGAAAACGGCTCGCTCGACAAGGCCGGGCGCCGGGAGCTTTGGGAGGCGGTCGACGAAGAGGTGCTTCATTTGCTGGAGGATGGCGGCGAACGCGCGCAATACGCAGCGTACGACTTCTGCCACGACCCTCGCAGTAACCCACGCCGCCCATACGGATGGAGCTTCACTGACCTGTTCGAGAACGACATGACCGAGTACACGCACAGCATCGTCTGGTGCTGCTTCGCGCTGGCCTGGGGCATCGAGAAGTACGACGCGGCCAAGCAGCCGGCGGCAGAGGCGGTGCCAGCATGATCGCGCGCGGCGCGTCAAGGACACCGCCTTGACAGAAATCGTGCTGATGAAGGTGTCCAACATCCTCGTGCCGCACGACGAGGCTGCGGCCGCCTTCATCCAGAAAATGAAAGCTGGCGAGCTGGCCCACTCAGATTTTAAGCGGGTCAGGAATTATAAGTTTCACAAGAAGTACTTCGCGCTGGTGCAGTTCGCCTTTGACCAGTGGGAGCCGCGCGACGGGCTGACCTACCAGGGCATGCCGGTGGCGAAGAACAAGGAGCGCTTCAGGAAGGACGTCGCAATCCTGGCCGGCTTCTTCGATTCGACGGTGAACCTGAAGGGCGAAGTCCGGCTTGAGGCGAAGAGCATTTCCTTCGCGCAGATGGACGAAATTGAATTCGAGGCGCTGTACAGCAAGACCATCGACGTGGTGCTGCAGCGCATTTTGACCACTTACACCCGCGACGACCTGAATGCGGTCGTTGACGAATTACTGCGGTTCGACCGCTGAAGGATTGGGATGTTCAAGAATTTGCAGATTTACCGCCTGCCCGGCTTCCTGATGTCGGCCGACTCCCTGGTCCGCGCGCTGGCACCGCAAGCATTCGTACCGGCCGCCAGTAACGAACTGCTGCGCCAGGGCTGGGACGCGCCGCGCCCGGCCGGCGACCTGGTCCACGTCGTCAACGGCCAGTTCCTGCTGAAGCTGACCACGGACAGCAAGGTGCTGCCGGCGATCGTCATCAACCAGGCGACGAAAGCGCGCGCCGTCGAGCTGGAAGAAGCCCAAGGCTTCGCGCCCGGCAAGAAGGCGATGAAGGAATTGCGCGAGCGCGTCGCCGACGAACTGCTGCCGCGCGCGCTCTCGAAGCGCGACAGTACGCTGGTCTGGATCGATTCAAAGAACGGCTGGCTGGTGGTTGATGCGGCGAGCCCGGGCAAGGCCGACGACGTGATTAAGCTGCTGCTGAAGGCGGTCGACAAGCTGCCGCTGGAAAGCCTGCGCGTCCAGCGCTCACCGGTCGGCGCCATGACCGAATGGCTGCAATCCGACGAAGCACCGGCCGGCTTCACCGTCGACATGGGCGCCACCTTGCAGGCGACAGGCGAAAGCAAGGCGCAGGTGCAGTGGAAACGCCACGCGCTGGAAGCCGCCGAACTGGGCCGGCACATCGCCGCCGGCAAGCAGTGCGTCCGCCTGGAGATGACGTGGGACAGCAAGATCAGCTTCGTGCTGGACCAGAGCCTGGCCGTCAAGTCAGTGAAGCTGCTCGACGTGCTAACGGAGCAGGATCGCGGCGCCGACCGCAACAACGAGGAGCGCTTCGACGGCGACTTCGCGCTGATGGCCGGCGAGCTGGCCAAGATGCTGGCCGACCTGGTTGAAGCGCTGGGCGGAGCGGCCGAGGGTGACGCGCCAGTGACGCGGCCGGCAGCCGGACAGAAGAAGCTCGAGCGCGCCATCGGCCTGACCGCCGAACTGTACCAAGTCCGCAGCCGTCATCGCGACGTGCTGGCAGAGCTGTACAAGGAGGCGGTGAAACCGTATATCGCCCACATACGGGCGACTATGTCGGACAGCGGAGTCGGCGCCATCGAGGCGGCTATCGCACTGGCGAAGGCGCAGCCAGTCGGATCGAATTCCGCGCAGATGCTTCTGGTGGCGGCCGTCGAGATCGTGGAACCCAGCCCGAGTCCTGCCGCTGGCGACGAGCCGGTTCGGCCGCAGCGCGTAGTCACGGCGGCGTAGCGGGCCCTCGATTGGCAATGGTGTGAGCCAAGCGCTCAGCGAGATCTGCGAAGGCGCTTGCACTTTCGGGAGAAATGGGTTCTGTCGAATGTGCTGCCAAATTCCGCATGCCAAACATATTTTTGAGCGTCTTTACTTCGTCTTTACTTAAAAATTCTCGTTGAGACAATTCTTTCAGAATAACGTCGGAGTGCAGTTCTCGCGCGGTTGGCCCAAGGTACTTCAAATGCATGGCTCGAAGAGCGGCCTCAAGTAGCTTCCATCCCTCCATCACAACGCCTGTTGGATTTGCTTTCAATGCGCGGGAGTCCGGGGGCGGCGAAACGAACCCTGCTTGCATTGGTGGGTAAGCATGCTCAGGCTGTGCAGCATGAATATCGGGGGCGAGCTCGACGCCGTGCTGCGGTTCGGCGCTATTCATTTCAGCCGCATCGGTTACAGCCTGCTCCACAGAAGTAAGTTTTTCGGAGAATTTTGCCTCCACGCCTCCGGGCAAAGTTAACGAGAGTAGAGAGGCGAATCTGCTCGCTAGAGACTCACGAAAAAGAAACACAATCGCCACGGCCGCAACAGGCCACGCAAGCGACGCAATCAAGCTCGAAACGAATTGCATCCAGTCCATTAGGTCCCCGGCTAACAAATTATTAAATCAATAACAGGATAATACCATGAGCTTACCCTATGAAAATGCCACCAGCGGCGCCAATGCGCTGGAAGAGATCGGCAAGATCCTGACGCGCTTCGGCTGCGCGCGCTTCGGCACGATGACCGACAACGAGGCCGGCGAGCTGCTGGTGCAGTTCAGTCATCGCGGCAAGGACGTGTCGGTAAAGGCCAGCTATCGCGGCTACGCAGCGGCCTGGCTGAAGGCCCACCCTCACTCGGCTCGCATGAAGGCCAGCCGGCCGCAACACGAGAAGAACGCGCTGGAGCAGGCCAAGATCAGTGTGTGCTCGATCCTGCGCGATTGGGTGAAGTCGCAGATCACCATGATCGAGATCGGCATCCTGTCTTTCGAGGGCGCGTTCCTCGGCCAGATCCTGCTTGCCGACGGCAAGACGGTGCTGGACCGCGTCGCAGCGGATGGTGTGTTGCAAATAGAAGGAGTGACGGCATGAGCGCGCATCGCCCTGACATCCTGTTGCGGTCCGGGAATTTCTTCAACTTCCTGTCGCCGGAAACCTCGACCATCACCATCGAGGACATCGCCAGCGGCCTGGCGAACGAGGCGCGCTTCAACGGCCAGACGCGCAGCTTCTACAGCGTGGCGCAGCACTCGGTCATGGTCAGCCGGATCGTTTCGCCTGAACACGCGTGGGAAGGCTTGTTCCATGACGCCACCGAGGCTGTTATGAAGGACTTGCCCAAGCCGCTCAAGCGGCTGCTGCCGGACTACCAGGTACTGGAGCACAAGATCGAGACGGCGATCCTCGCGAAGCTCGGCATCACCCTGCCGCTGCACCCGTCGATCAAGGCGGCAGACCTGGTCATGCTGGCTACCGAGAAGCGCGACCTGATGCCGCCGCACGACCATATCGAATGGCCAGGTGTATTGCCTCTGTGTGAGGTGATCGAGCCGCTGCCACCGCGCCAAGCCTACGAAATGTTCATGGGGCGGTACCGGGAGCTGCTGTGCGTGCGCGAAGGAGTATTGGCATGAAAGAGCGCCCTATCCTCTTCTCCGCCTCAATGGTCCGTGCGCTGCTCGACGGCAGCAAGACGCAGACGCGGCGGATCATGAAGCCACAGCCGACTCCGACGCCCGCCGACTATCCCGGGCCTCGCGGTCACCGCTGGCCATCGGATGCCGTTCAGTCGATGGTGCATATCGAGGAAGAAATGCAGAAGTTGACCGGCATGGCTGGCGACTGCTGCCCGCATGGAGATCGTGGCGACCGCCTGCGCGTGCGCGAAACCTTCCTCGCCTTCGGCCGATGGGAAACGCGCTTCAGCCCGAAGAAGGAGCGCGACGAGTGGCACTTCGTCGACATGACGATGGAGTGCGACCGGCGCTACCAGTACGCGGCCGACAATCCAGACGTGCCGCTGGCGAAGGGTCGGGGCGGCACCCTGCCCGGCTGGCACACGCGCCCGGCGATCTTCATGCCGCGCGCGGCCAGTCGCACCCTGCTGGAGATCGTCAGCGTGCGCGTGGAAAGGCTGAACGATTGCAGCGAGTCGGATGCGCTGGCGGAGGGAGTGCTCAAGGTCAGCGAGAATTTCTATAAGGGCCTCCCTGCTTGGGCGGGTTATGACGGCGCATTCCCTCGGCCGGACGCTTACACCGCCTACTACGATTTATGGGAGAGCATAAACGGCAAAGGCAGTTGGGATACCAATCCGTTCGTATGGATTCTGGAATTTAAGCGGGTGACGCCATGACCCGCATCCTGGTCATTGGCACCGGCGCAGCAGACGTCGCGGCCCAGTTGGACGCCCTGGGCCTGGCAACGATCAGCACCGCGCGAGCCTTCCGCGAACTGGTCGAATTGATGCCGCAAGTGATCGGCGTGCCGGTACTGCACACAGCGCCGGCGCCAGCATTCGGCGGCGACCGCCCCTACCTGAAAAAGAAGAAAGGCCGCTCATGAACGAAGCTCACGACCACCACCGCGTCAGCGCGGATGGGAAGAAAATCGGCGCGCTGTCAGCTCAGTTGGCCGACGGCGAATGCGCGGCATTGGCGCGCGACGGCGAGGACGACGAGCGCTGCAAGTCGTGCGCATTCCGTTCCGGCACGGTGCCCAACGGCTGCCTGCAAACGCAGCTCGATGTGATGAAGGCGGTGGCCGAGGACATCCCGTTCATGTGCCACCAGCATTTGGACCATCGCGGCCGGCCGTCCAAGGTGTGCCACGGCTGGTTCGCCGCGCGCCGCGTGGTCGACCGGATCGAGGCGGCTACTGGGCACAAAATGCCGCCGGCGCCGTACGACTTCTCGCCACCTGACGAACCGGAAGACGTGAACGAAGACCTGCAAGCCGCGATACCCAGCGACCCGCACTGCCGCCGGCGCGCCTTCCAGTTGATCGCCCTGCTCTACGTCGCGGCCGGCCTGGCCAACCTGTGGTGGTACCTGCGATGAGCGCGCGCGACAAGCTGCCGGACGAGACGGCGCGCGACCTGGCGGAGAAGCACGACATGCGCATCCACCGCTGCAAACAGCTTTGCAAGCAGGTCGGCTACAAAGGCCTGAACGAATTTATCGCCGGCTTCTGCTGGCACAAGGGCGACGACGAGATGATCGTCTACCTGGAAGGAATCAAGGAGCCGGCCCGGCCTTGTGACATAACGATATTGGAGAACCCGCCGTGATATCCAGCGAGATCGAGCAGGAGATAATCGCCGACCTGGTGCGCAAAGTGGAGCGCCTGGAGTCGGCGCCAAGCACGTTCCTGAAGCCGGAAGAGATCGCCGTGCTATCGGGGCGCAAAAGCAAATCGCGCCAGATCGAAGCCTTGCGCGCAATGGGCGTACCATTCTTCGTGAACGGCATTGGCCACGCCGTCGTGGCGCGGTCGGCCGTCGATGGTGGCAAGGCAACGGCCGAGCCGCCGAAAAAGGAATGGGTACCGCCCGGCCTACGAAAGAAGTAAATGGGAAGAATAGCAACAAAAAACAGGAATCTGCCGGCCGGGATGCGCGCGCGAGTGCGGGGTAAGACCACGTACTATTTTCTCGACAAAGGCGGCAAGCCGCGTATCGAAGTGCCGCTGGGGAAGGACTACGTAGCGGCGGTCCGCAAATGGGCCGAGGAGACGACGAACCGCGAATCCGTCGGCGCGCTAGTGTCGTTCAAGGCAGCAGCAGAGGGCTACGTGCGCGACGTGCTGCCGAAAAAGGAGCCTGCGACGCAAAAGCTGAACCTGCGCGAACTGGCCAACCTGCTTGATTTCTTCGGCGACGCGCGCGAGTCCATTGAATCGATCAAGCCGATCATGGTCAGGCAGTACCTGGACTGGCGCGCCAAGCAGGTCCGCGACGAAAAGCTGGCCGCGAACGCAGCGCGCCTGAAGGCTGGCCGCAAGCAGGTCGAGATGACAGGAACGGAGGGCCATGTGCCGGCAAACCGCGAGAAAGCCCTACTCTCGCACATCTGGAACTATGCGCGCGAGACGGGACTGACGCACCTGGCCAACCCCTGCGCGGGCATCAAAGGGTTCAAAGAGGCCGGGCGTGACGCCTACATCGACGACGCGATCTACGCGGCCGTGTGGGAGGTCGCGGAGCCGGGCCTGCGTGACGCTATGGACCTGGCCTACCTGTCCGCCCAGCGCAAGGCCGACGTGCTGAAGTTCTCGCGCACCGACTTGAAGGACGAGCAGCTCACTGTGGTGCAGAACAAAACCGGCAGGAGGCTGCGGGTTTCGGTGGAGGGGCAACTGGCGGCCGTGATCGAACGGATCAACAAGCGGAAGGTGGCCGGCATCGCCCTGGTGTGTAACGACAAGGGGGAACGGATGACGGAATACATGCTGCGCGGCGCATTCGACCGCGCGCGCCTGGCCGCCGCCGGTGCCCATCCGCGAATGGCACGGGACATCGAGGCGTTCCAGTTTCGCGACCTACGCGCGAAAGCCGGCACCGACAAGGAGGAAAAAGACGGCATGGATGCCGCGCAGGCGCAGCTCGGACATTCCACTGCGGCAATGACTGCGCACTATGTCCGGCATCGTCGCGGTAAGCTGGTGAAGCCGACCAAATAGACTTTTTGCGGAAAAGATACGCTTTTGCGGAAAAGTCAGGGACCAGCCTGAGCAGCTGGAACCCTTATGTTTGCTGGTGCTCCGAGCCGGAATCGAACCGGCACGCTCGTAAAAGCGGGAGATTTTAAGTCTCCAGTGTCTACCAATTTCACCATCGGAGCCCACACAGCCCAATATTATGCCACGAACCATCCT